GTTGCTCGAGATATTCGCATGAGCATCATCGGCTATGCGCGCACCTCGACCGCCGACCAGCAGGCGGGTCTTGCTGACCAGATAGCCACCCTTGAAGCGGCGGGATGCGGGCGGATCTTCTCGGAACATGCCAGCGCCGCGGGGCGCGACCGTCCGCAGCTGTCCGCCTGTCTCGACTATCTGCGCGAAGGCGACAGTTTCATGGTCACCCGCCCCGACCGTCTGGCGCGATCGGTGCGCGACCTGCTCGCCATCGTCGACCAGTTGCGCGCCAAGGGCGTCAACGTCCGCATCCTGTCGATCGGCGCCGATACCGCGACCGCGACCGGCAAACTCATCCTGACCGTGCTGGCCGGTGTCGCCGAAATGGAGCGCGAAATCATGCTGGAACGCCAGCGGGCCGGCATCGCCACGGCCCGGAGCGCCGGCAAGTACAAGGGCCGCAAGCGGAGCATCGACCCGTCCCGGTTGATGGAAGCCCGCCTGCTGCTGCTCCAGGGCCGCACGCAACGCGAAGTGGCCGACTGGCTTGGCGTCGACCGCGTCACCCTCTATCGGGCGCTCAAGGCCGCTTAGACCCGCCGCTTGCGGCCTCCACTGTCGACCGGCGCCGGACCCACCAGCGGCGCCGGTTCTTTTTTATGCCGCTTGCGGGGCGCCACGGTGCGCCCTTCCATCGCCGCCACGGCGCGATCCGCCGCCCGCGCCGCAGTCCGCATGGATTGCATTTTCTGTACCCCTCGGCCGTTCGCCGCGGTCTGGATCAGATGCGCCCGATTATTGATCCGCCAGGTATAATATCGCTCGAGCTCCGGCAAAACGTCGGCGAGGATCGCAAGGACGTCCTCTCTCCACTGCCGCCATGTCGGCGCATGCGCCCGGGCGATATGCCGCTGTTCATATTCGGCCACCGGCAACGGCTCGCATTCGGTCTCCCAATAGTGATGGCACATGCGGACCAGCATCCCATAGGCCGCGGCGGGCAGCGTCTTGCCGCGGGGATGGTCTATCAGCGGCTCGACCGGCATCGGGAACAGCCGCCGCCGCCCACCCTGTCCAGGGGTACCCAGCCTCCGGGACATGGTCAGCAGCAATCCGACGAAGGAACCCGGACCACGGTTCCTATGCCAAGCGATCTGAGAACCCATGTGAGAACCATGAAAAATCCTTTCTTTTCAGTACTCTATATACTATTAGTTCCTAGTTCCTATAAGTTCCTATATCAATAATAATAAAGAAAATTATAGGCGTATAATATATAATAATATATAATATATAGGGGTTATAGGGGGTTATAGAAATAGTATCTAAGGAGCCCCGTATGGGAACCGCGCACTGAGGAACTTTACCCCCTAAGCTGTTGAAAACAAACAATAACCACCAGTTCCTATACGGTTCCTACACCGCCACTCAAGAACCGCATCAGGGCACTTCACGCACCATGGGCTCCGCATATTTTATTTTACCCATTTCATATATAATTTCACGGGCTTCCCCACCTTTTATATAATACCATATCTTCTGACCGTCGATGCTGATGCGCTTCCGTTCCCAGCCCATGGACCGCAGCGATTCGCCGAAGGAGCGCAGCATGAGGGTCCGCCGATCGAGGGGAATGTGCATCGCATCCCATAGTACGCTCGCCTTGACCCGTCCCGTCCGTCCGTCCAGCAGCGCCTCGAGGCTGATCTCGACCGGATCCTCCGCGACCCGCTCGCTCTGTATCTCGGCGGCGATGGCCCACAGTGCGGGGGGCAGCCCGATACTCTCGCCGGCTGCTTCCTGGGTCGCGGCCTCGGCCCACAGCTGATCGCGCGCCGCCCGGAGGCCGGGCAGGTCGATGGCGCCCGTCACCACCGGCAGGAAGCGGCGATTACCGGTGCGATCCTGCAGCACGAGGGCGTTGGTGGTCCCGCCGAACACCGAGCAGCGGCCCATCTCGACAATATGGCGTCCATAAGCGGGCCGTACCCGGTCGGTACGGCGGGACAGCATCGCCTTGACATGCTCGATCTCGGCGCCGCGCAGCTTGGACAGCTCGGGCGCCTCGACGATCCATTTCCCCTGGATCACCTCGACCAGGTCGCGGGTGGGCATGTTCATCGTCACATTGTCCGTGAACCATGACGGATCGGGACACAGGGCTTCGTACAGCGACGACTTGCCCGTTCCTTGCGGTCCTTCCAGCACCATCATCTCGTCATATTTGACGCCGGGCACCCGTGCGCGCCGGACCGCGGCGAGCAGGAACATACGACCCACCGCGCGGGTATACGCACTGTCCTCGGCCCCGGCAAAGTCCACCAGCCATCGGTCGATGCGCTCCCGTCCGTCCCACTGCCCCTGGGTGTGGGTCAGATAGTCGCGCACCGGGTGGAACTGGTTCTCCCAGGCGATCTGGCGCAGCGCGTCGCCGAACAGTTCCTTGGGGAACTTGATGTCGGTCGATCGCGCCTTGAACCACAGGTCGCGCTCGATATTGTCGTCGAGCGGCGAGCCATCGGGCATGACGATGCGGTTGGCGAACGCGTCGTATCGGACATGGCCGCCCATGGCGCGCGCCCACCACATGGCGCACAGGTGGGAATTCTTGTCGGTGCGCGGCGGTTCGCCCAGTTGCGCTATGACCTCGGCCTGGCGCTTCTCGCCGTCGCTGAGGATCGGTTCCGCGCTGGCGCCGGCCGGAAGCGCGACGGACCCGCCAAACGCCGCTGAGGGCGCCATGTCGGCGGCGATGGCGACGGCGCGGCTCGCGGCGCGCAACTGGTTGGACTGGTCGGCGATATGCGCATGGACGGCGTTGGCGGGGTGCATGAGGATGCCGACGGTCTGTTCCGCGCTGTAGCCGCGCCGCATCATCTCGGCGGCCAGCCGCGCGACGTCGCCGGACCGGTCGGTGCCGTGCGGTTGCTGGATCATCGCCAGCAGTCGTTCGTCGGGGAGCGGCAGCAATTCGGCGGGCAGCAGCGGGCGCCACTCGCCCAGATCCAGTCCCGAGCGGTCGGCCGCCGTCGCTCCTGTGGCGGCCAGCGGCGCCCATAGCCCGTCGGGCATGAAGCGCAGGTCGTTGGCGAGCGCCAGCCGGGACTGGGTCACCAGCCGTCCGCGCAGGCGCTTGGCGGCGTCGGGATAATTGGTGGTGCCGGGGATGCGCAACAGCCGGTCGATGTTCCAGCAATGCGCGTCGCCGCCAAGCGCGGCTATGGCCGCCCGGTTGATGCCCTCGACGAGCAGCGGATCGGCGACGGGCCGGGCGAGCCGCCACAGCACCTGCCAGCCATTACCTGAGTCGACGATGACGGATGGGTTGGCGGCGGTGATGCGGCCGAGCGCTTCCATGCGATCCCATGGCGTGGCGGCATCCCGGGGTGGGTCGACGTCGCAATGGACGAAGCGTGCCGCCACGATATCGCTCTTGGCGGGCTTGGAATGGAGACCGGCGCGGACCTGGTTGACCGTCCAGTAGACGTTCCAGCCGGCGGCGTTGTAGGCGCGGACCCACTCGGCGGCCTGGGCGGCGTCATCGCCCCAATAGGCCCCGTGCGGCTCACTGTCGGCGTCGGGGCGTATCGCCACGAGATGGATATCATGGCCCACCACGGACCGGAGGAAGTCATGGACAGTCGACTGTCCGTCACGTATAACCATATCTGGCATTGGCGACGCCCCTTGTCGCTATATGTTGCGCTCCGGGGCGCCCAATCCTCGTTGATGGGTAATACTGACGGACTGCGGCGGATCATAGCATCGTCCCCAGGGCTTTGAGTTTCAGATCGCGCGGCGCCGCCATGGCGTCGGGGTGCTGGTCGGCGAGACCGCGCGCGACGATCGGCAGGATTTCGCGCTCGACAGCGGCCCGCATCGTCGCGGCGCGCAGGCGGTCGATCGAGCCCCACCGGAAGGTGACGAGACTGCGCGCACACCCGAGCTCGTCGGCGACGCGGTCGCGGGTCACGGCGTCCCAGCCGTCGCTGGAGGCGAGGGACAGGGCGGTGTCGACCATCATGTCGTCGGTGAAGGTGCGGGGCTGCTCGTAATTCATGCCGGCACGATACCCATGCTTGACGAGATCGTCAACCACTCCGCCCACAGATTGTCGACCGGGCGCGCGCTGTCATGCAGCCGGCGGTTATAGTCGAGGGCGTTGGCGGTGCCGCCCGGGCCGCCGTTCCAGAGCGCCAGGATGCGATCGCCGGCGTTGACGACGTCCATGTTGCGCACCTGCATGGCGGCGGGATGATAGCCCCCGGTCGTCGACAGGCGCACCTCGGCGGCCAGTCCCAGCAGGATATCGCGCTCGCGCCGTGCGGCATCGGGCCACTGGTCGCCATGACCGACATGCGGCAGCTGGGCGCGCACCGGGATCCCCAGGTCCATCGCAGCGTGAGCGCAGACCATGTCCCACCCTTGCGCCAGGCCGGTGATCAGCAGCGTCGGCCGTTCGTCGAGCCACGCCAGCCAGTCCGCGGCGAGCCGCTGGACGCGGGGCCGCGCCCGCTCCCAGTTGCGCCATGACCCGCAGATGCCCGGCGGCCGATGCCCTGTGACGGCGATGGCGGTCATGACGTGGGTTCGCCGGTCTGGAGGGCGGCGCGGGCGGCTTCGAGCATGTCCGCAGCCTTTTTCGTGCCGATAATAAAATCCTTTGTCCGGCACATGTTTTGAAGGACCTTCAAGCCCGGAAGAACAAATTCCACCGTACTCTCCAGCGCAGCAATCCTTTCCTGCGCGGCTGTGAGGGCGGTAAGGAGGGTGGGCAGCGCGTTGACGCTGTCACAAATAAGGTCCGGCTTGACCGTCAGCGCTATCTTTATGCCGTCCTCGTCATGGATTTCAGCATAGTCTGGCGTCTCGGTGGCTGTCAGCGGCAACCTAATATCGTCCAGCTTCGCCCGCAGTTCGCCGACCAGCTTCTCGGGGTAGGGGGTGGTCATAGCTTGCACTCCCATTGCGTGATCGACATGAGCTTGTAGCCGTCCGGTCGTTCGCGCGTATGCACATCGATCAGGGCACGCTCGCCGGTCACGGTGTTGCGGCATTCCTTATAGTCCGGCTGATACTTGCAGCCCGTCACCGCGATCAAAGATAGGACCATGTAATAGCTCTTGAACTTACTCATCCTTCATCTCCCTGCTGGGGCGGGATGCCATGCATCAGGCTGCAAACTCGGGCGCTGGTTTTCGTTGGATTCCCAGCAGCAGCCACAAGACCAGCACGGTGGATGCTCGCCCTCGATTACCGCCTGCCACTGGTCGCATGATTGCTCGTCGCTGGTCATGGCCGCATCGGGTTGTAGGGTCGCAAGAAACGTCATGCCGCCGACCCGGACACGGACGACTTGGCTATACGGAGCCGTCTCTATCGGCCTCCACTCTTCCGCCCCACCGGGGGAAGTGGATTGGACACGGGTGTTCCAGGCAGCGATGGCCTTTTCCTGCGTTTGCTGCCCACCCATCAGGCCCTGCGTGGTCGCGAAACACTTCAGGCAGTTCACGAAGAATGCTCGCGTAACTGGCGTTCCATCTTCCCACCAGCAATCTTGAGGCTGGGAATAGGTGGTCATTCCAGAATCTGAAGCTTCGCTCCCGCAAAACGGGCACGGCAGTAGCGCCTTATCCGACATGGTTCTGACCTCCGGGGGTGGAGAGGTGGTTCTCGATCAGTTTCGTGACGATCCATTTGATCGTGCGGCCTTCGGATGCCGCGTGGATACGCAGCCGACGATGAAGCTCTGGATCGAGCGGCACGGTAACGATCGTCGCATTCGCGGGCTTGTAGGTTCCGTCGCGTGCCATCACCGATCCCCCTTGCTCTGGCTCTCGCGGAGGGCGGCGTTTAGATATCGTTCTGCCGTTGCCCATTGATCTTCGTGGAGCAAGTCAGCCAAGTAGGCGCCGAGCTTTTGGAGCGGGCTATCTGGCACCGGGCCTGTGCAGAATGGACACTCCGCTATCCCCTCACCCTGAGAGGGGCAAAATTCCGCTGTCGATTGCGGGGCGGCGCTTTCGAACGGCGTCTGTCCGATTTCATAGCCACCAATCGCATCCCTTCCTTTGATCGGGTCACTATGAAGCGCTAGAATATCTTGGACAGCATAGGCCGCCTTGGCTGCGCCGCCGACTTCGACGTATTTCTTCACGATGGAGGCTGCCGCCTCGAAAGCATTATCGCGCCACTTCTGAATGATCGCTCGCTCCCCCTCCTTCGTCTGGGTATCGGTGCGGAGGGCGGCACAGGGGCCGTCGTGGCCGTAATTTCGGCGACATGCCCAGCCCGTAGGCGCCCTATCGCAGGGGCCGGCATCCTTGTGCTTCTCCCAAGCGCCATCGATCATCGCCCGTTCCTCGGCTGTAAGGTCGCCTTCCCATTCCTCGACCGGCGCGAGGACGGCCATGATCTTGTCCGCAATGCGATAGGCGCTGTCTTTGTTGACGATCTCCGGCCTGATGATGTCCGCGAGCACTTCGCGGGTCACGCCATCAACGGTATCGATCTCGGTCGACGTCGGTTGCGGTGCGGGGTGGTCAAGCTGGTATTCCGCCCAAGCGCTTTCGACGGCTGCGAGGAGACGGTCTGAACCATGGGCGCCTAAAGCCTGTTCGGCCGCTGCAAAACCTGCGCGGAATGATTGCTCCACGACGATCTCCTCCGCCGCGCGTGCGTTATCCTTGGTCATGCTTCGTCTTCCCAATGCTTTTCGAGGATGGCCGCGACCTTCTCGGCAACGGCCTCTTGGTCTTCGAGGTATCCGGCTACGATCAGCATCGGGAACTTGAGACCAATGGACGTGCCGCGCTCGGTCTTTTCCGGCGCACTCTGGTAGTGGACCGCGAAACAGGGTTGGCGCAGATCTTGGCTATCGAGATTGCGTAGATAGGCGGTCGAACTGGCCGTGAAGCAACGATGCTCGCTCATGCGCTGGCTCCTGCTCTGATGGCGGCGAGAACGGCGCGAGCAATGTCGATCCGCTTCTTCGCGCCCGATCTCTTGATGATCCGGTACAGGTCGATCTCGTCGAAACGTTCCCGCTCTTCCGCCCTTGCCGCAGCGGCGTGGGCGGTGATCTCCTGAACGAGGCTGCACATGTCAGCTTCGCCGGCCGCGATTTCCGTTGCCGTGAAAGGCAGCCCCATGGCAGTCGCGATACGCTCTGCCCGCTCCCTATCCGCCTCTGTCGGGACAAGCTTTTCAGACATGGGGGTGGGCTCCGTCATGCTGCTGCCTTTCTGGAATGCGCCGATCGCGCGATGCTGATCAGGAGATCTCGGAAGGGAAGAGGCGAGCGATTGCGCTTCTTGACCTTATCCTTGCCGCCCATCATGGCCACGACACCGATGCGCCGCGCCTTTTCATAGCCGTAGCGATCGATCATCTCCTGCGGGATCCGCTGCTCGCCGAGGCTCCATTCGAGTTCCGGCAGGTCGGCAGGCGCGATGCCGGCGACATAGAGCCATGTCGGCTTGCGCGAAGGGTGCCCGTAATGGCCCTGTTCTACGTAGCAGGTGTATCCGCCGACCATATCCGCGGCGATCCATCCACCGCCACGGGTTGGACGGTTCAGGTTGAACAGGCCCCAGGCGCGGCTATCGGCGGGATGCTCGATTACGCCGCCGAAGGCGCGGACAGCCCATAGCGCATGTTCAAAGCATCCGCCGTCATCGCCCATCCTGAACTGATGCGGCCTGCGGGTGCTGCCGTGCCAGAACCGACCGAAGCGTTTGCAGCTCGGATGCGCCACGACGGGCCACGGGCCGCGATAATCCCGACCATCCAGATGAACCGTCGTCGTGCCGTCCGCATGGTCTTCACCATGACCGGCGACGATCACGCCTGGCAGATCGAAATAGCAGCCGCCGGTTTCGACGTAGAGGGCGGCGATCGTCGCTTCGTTCACCTCTTCCTCCTGTACTTCTCGATCTTGAGCTGGAGCATTCCGATCCAGCACCGGTGACGGACCGAAACAGGGTCTACCCACGGAGCAGGCGACAGCACGTCGCGCGCTCGGAACGCGGCGGGGATTGGGGCGATCATGAGCCAAGACGCGGCTGTCGCGACGCTGTGCAGGGCGGCGATGAAGGGGTGGCGGGTCATGCCGGTTCAGGAACCTTCACGATCTCGGTCGTCGGCGTGTAGGGGAAGCTGATCTCAACTCGGCTATCCGCGCTGGTGAAGCGCGCGCCGCTCGGCTCTTCGAATACGCGCCCCTGACTGTCGTAGGCGGTGCCGTCCGTGCGGCGGAAAACATGGCTGCAACGCTTGTTCTGCGCGACCATATCACCGCCGTAGTTGAGCATGACCCACTCATCGTCGGCGCCAGTCAGGGGCGTGAGCGGCTTGAACGCGAGTAGCTGGTCAAGCAAACCGCGCGCATAGCCAGCGCTGAAGCCGCTATGTCCCTGCGTCGAGAACAGCAGCACCATTTCGAGGGCGTCGACGCGCATGGCGTCGTTCATCGTGTCGCCCGGCGGTAGGAGCCGGGAAAGTTCGCTTTCCGCATGACTCAGAAGATTTCCGTGGCGCGCACGCAGGATACGCCACGCCAGCTTTGCACGGGCCACGAAATTGAGTTCGTTCGTCATCGCTCAAAACCTCAGATTGAGCCCCACCGCCACGCCATGCGCGCCGATGGAACCGATTTGAAAAACATCGAGAACGGGGCTATCGTAGCCCAGCGTCTCACCGATCAGGACGGAGCCGCCGACATAGGCCACCTCCATCGCGACGAACGCGCCGACCGCTTCCGCACCGTTCAGCCGCTTGCCGAACATCGCGCGGACAAGAGGATTGCCTTCCTCGCAGGTGCGGCGCTTGTGCGAGCAACGGTAGGTCGTGTAGGCGTCACCAGCTGCGGCAACCGTGTTGGCGATCAGCCGCTTGGGACCGATCTGGCGGATCAATCCAGGGCGTTCGCGGACGGCTACCGGACCGGCAACTGCGCGCGGCTCATAGGGCGGCGGCAGGCGGTATTCGTCCGACATGGGGATTCCCATATCGCTTTCCGCATGGGCAGGCTGTGCGGTGCAGGCTGTCGCGAGGGCGAGCAGAAGGAGGGGGAGGGGTTTCATGCGCCCACCCTCACGCGCTTGATCCGCTCTACAAACTCGGGATCGGCGGGTCGGATTGGCTCAAATGAAGTGGCTAGAACCGGGAGGCGACGGCCTATGTCGATACCTATGTAGCCAAAAAACGGGTGCCGATGTACACCCATCACCCGGTGAATCGATCCTATCGGAAGACCGGAGGTGCCAGATTTTCCATTTTCTCCGATGTATCGCGCAAGATCGCCTACCTGCCAATCGCTCATCGCCGTGGGTGTGTCGGACTGGGACATATCGGTCGTTCCTCATCTTGCGCCCAGCGCAGGCCGCACGGGCAGTAATATTCGTCACCGTTGCGAATGGAGCGACAGGGAGCGGCGACCGGCTTCGGCCAGGTTGTGCCGGTTGCAGGCAGATCGACCATGCGGTGCGACTCCTCTGTCGTTACGAACCCGTCTGTAGCGTATGATTGACGACTTCGTCAACCCTCAGTCGCAGGGCTTCCGCATCGCCGCGTCCGAGCGCCATCGCGCTCATCACGTCCATGCCGAACGTCCAGAAGAACCGGCGCATGATGGTGCGGTCATCCTCGCCGCGCGCATGATGGATGCCGCCCCACAGCGCCATGGACTGCCGCAGCGATCCTTGCGCCGCGGTACGTTCAGCATGGCGCTTGACGTTGGCGCGGACCATGAGATCGGGAAGCCCTGTGTTGACCAGTCGCTGCCGTTCTTCCTCGGGCGTCCGATCGACGGCGTCCACCGCGCCGCGCAGTCGGTTCAGCACATCGGGTGCCAGTTCGGCGAGATCCCCCTCGACCGCCTCGGGGCTCGACCGGGCGGTGGGTGCCGGTCGCGGCGTGCCGCACCATGAGCAGGCGGGCAGGATGCGCTCATAGGGCTGGAAGCAGCCGAGGCACACCCGCAAGGGGATGGCGTCGCTGGCGGTGGTGGCGCGCTTGGCGGGCCGGTCGAGCGACCAGGCGATGTCGCGATCGGGCGGACCCAGCGACGGGTCGATGAAACCCCCGGTATGGTCGATGAAGATCGCATGGGGCTTGCGGCTCGAGGCGATCGACGCCAGCCGCTGTTCCTTCGTCGCCGGTTCGCGCCCATCATGCCAGAAGGGCCGGATGCCACGGCCCCAATGTTGCCGCCAGACACTCAGGGACTTGGTGGGTCGCGCCTCGATGATCGTCTCGCAGGCGGGAATGTCGGTCCCCTCGCCGACGATGTCGACCGTGACGATCACCCATATCAGGCGCTGGACGAATTGCCGGAAGATGTTGCGGCGGACGGTCGGATCGGTGGTGCCGGTGATGCAGGCGGCGGGGATGCCGGCGGCGTTGTAGTTCCCGGCCATCTCGACGGCGGTGTCGACATCGGTGGTAAAGACGAGCGCGAGCGTCCCATAGGCATATTTGCGATAGGAATCGACGACGTCGCCCTTGATCTTCGACCGCTTGCTCGCCTTGCGGCCCTGCGCCGGCGTCCAGTCGCCCGACGCGTTAATCGTTTCCTCGGCGATGAGCGCCTTGATGTCGCTCTCGGGACAGAAGACCCGATAGTCGGTCAGATAGCCCTCGCCGACCAGCCATTTATGCGACGGCCCTTTCACGATGCTATGAATCAGTCCGTCGGCGTGGATGCCCAGCCCCTTGCGGTCGGCGCGGAACGGCGTGGCGGTGGGTGCGATCCAGCGGACGGCCGGATTGGTGAACATCAGGAAGGCCCGGTGCCATTTGTTGCCGAGCTTATGCCCGTCGATTGGATCATAGCCGCCGGTGACGAAATGATGCCCTTCATCGCCCACGCCCAGCGTTACGGTCGCGGGCCAGTGACCGAGATCCTTGCGCTTGACGAGCGTGTCGACGCTGGCGACCCGACAGCGGGCGCCGGGCGTGAAGAAGCATTGCCCAAGATCGGCGACATGCAGCGCGGCGATGGCGCGTTTGGTGTCGGCCGACGCGATGATGTCGTGGCGGATGCCATAGCGCGCCAGGGTGAGGCTCGCCGACCCCACGAGCTCATGGCGGTGGGCGATGTAGACCGAGGCGCCGTCATGCCTGTCGATCATCTCGCAGCTGACGACGGTCTTGCCGCCCCCGGTCGCCAGCACGGGCATGACGTTGAGCGCGCCGGCGGCATGCGCCTCATGGGTCTCGACGATGAGTTTCTGCTGATAGGGTCGTGGCTGGGGTTTCATGGCCGCGGATCCAGATAATCGAGAAGCGCGTCGGTTGACGGGGCCACGGTGCGCGCCATGCCGATGAGCAGATCACGGAAGGCTATCGGCGTACTGATGCGAGGCGTACTGTTTGTTCCGCCCCCTCTGGACCCAACCTCGCCGCGTCGTTTGGCACGTTCAAGACCGATGCGTTCGACAATGACCGGATCGAGGTGCATTTTGCTTTCACCCCATTCCAGCTCGGGTAGTTCGACGCCGACCGCATAGAGCCATGTGGGTTTGCGCGCGTAATGCCCATAGCGACCCTGTTCGACACAGCATGTCCAGCCGCCATGATCATCGGCAGCGATCCAGCCGCCCTTGCGCGGAGGTTTTTTCAGACCGAAATGCGCCCACGCATGACTCTGATCAGGATGTTCCAGCACGCCGCCCCATGTACGGACGGCATCCAGCGCGGCCTTGAAGCAGCCGCCGTCATCACCTTTCTTTTTTCGAATGCCCGTCCGTTTTATAAAAAGAGGCTGATCCGCAAATAATTTGCCCCAGCGCTGACATGGCGGATGGGCGACAACCGGCCACGGGCCTCGATATAAACGTGCATCACGATGCTCATCCCATGGATAAACGGACGGCAAATTAAAATAACAACCGTCCGTTTCGACATATAATGCGGCTATGGGTCGCAAGACTGGAAGCATATAATTATAAATCCCATCGGTGCGTCGATAGACCCCTTGACGAGACCGTCATAGCGCCGTATCGATGCGAAGGACAAGCCCTCAATCCTTATCGGAGATATAAATTATGTCGGGTCTCAGTATCACGCTTGCCAGTGATGCGTCGCCGCTGGAGATGGCCGCCGTCAACGCCATGATCGCCGTCCTGGCGGGTCGTGACGTGGTGGTCATGCCGGTCGCCGTTGCGCCGTCCACCGAGGCGCCGGGGGAGCCGGAGGATGGCCCCGCATCGTCGAGCGGACTTGGCGCGGCTTTCGCTCCTGGCACATCTGCGACGGTCCCGGCTGCGCCTGTGGCTATCCCGACACCGATGCCTGAAGTCCCCGCCCCGCCGGCGCCGCCCGCAGCGTCCGGTGGTACCGACGTCGACGCGGAAGGTCTGCCCTGGGATGCGCGCATTCATGGCGAGACGCGCGCCAAGACCGCCAAGGGCCTCTGGAAGCGCCGGCGCAACACCGACGACGCGGTCTGGGATGCGGTGCGGGCCGAACTGAAGGCGACGATGAGCGCCGGCGCACCGCCCCCGCCTTTCGCGGCGCTGGCCGCCCAGGTGCCCGACACGCCGCCCGCCGACGCGCCGGATCCGGCGCAGGTATTCGCCGCGTCGGCGGCTCCGATACTGCCGGTCCCTACGCCGCCGGCGGCTCCCGTGCCGCCGGTTCCGGCCCCGCCCGCGCCTGTCGTCACGGCACCTCCGGTGCCCGATGCCACCGATGCTACTGACGGCATGGCGGCGGTGGGCCGCTTCGTGAAGGATGCCGCCGAACTGCAGGCCGCCGGTACGCTGACCCCGGCCGATGTCGAGGCGGCGTGCAACTCGGTCGGCGTGCCGGGACCGCGCGCCCTCATCCACCGGCCCGATCTGGTGCCCGCCGTCCGCCTGGCGCTGGGCATGCCCGCATGACCTTACCCGCCGTCCCCGCCGCTCATGCCCGGCTCGCACCGTCCGGCGCCCACCAATGGGCGCCCGAGGATGGCTGTAGGGGGGCGGTCGGCATGTGCGAACGCTATCCTGAGGATGAGGAAAGCGAGAAGGCGCGCGAGGGGACGGCGGCGCACTGGTATGTCAGCGAGACTTTGTTCGGCCGGTCGGTCAAGGTCGGTGATGTCGCCCCCAACGGTGTTCCGATCGACGCGGAGATGGTCGACTGCGGTGACGTGCTGATCCGTCATGCGCGCAGCCTGCCGATCGGCGAACTGCTGGTCGAAGGGCGGCTGCGGATCACCAGCGTCCATCCGACCGACTGCTGGGGCACGGTCGACGTGGGTCATGTCCTGCGCGATCAGCGCCGGCTGACGATCGTCGACTATAAATATGGTCATCGCTATGTCGATGCGTTCCGCAACTGGCAGTTGATGCTCTATGCGATCGGCATCCTCGACGAACTGGGCGTGAGCGCCGAGGATCGTCGCTACTGGACGATCAATCTGGTCATCGTCCAGCCGCGCTCCTACCATCCGACCGGACCGATCCGCACCTGGACGCTGGGCGGCCCGGCGCTGCTCAAATATACCGAGCAATTGCGGCGGGCGGCGACCGTCGCGATGCTGGCCGACGCGCCGCTACAGACCGGTCCGCACTGCCGGGACTGCTCGGCGCGGCATGCCTGCCCGGCGCTACACCAGGCGGCGGCGCTCAGCGTCGACGTGGCGCACGAACAGACGCCGATGGAGTTGAGCCCGATCGCGCTGGGCCTAGAGCTACGCTATCTCATGGCGGCCGAAGCGCGGATCAAGGCGCGGCGGGACGCACTTGAGGAGATGGTGCTGGGCATGATGCGCAGCGGTCGCGACGTTCCGCTGTTCAAGGCGGACTATTCGAGCGGTCGGCGCAAATGGAAATTGCCGGCGGCGCAGGCTGCGGCGATGGGCGATATGTTCGGCGTGGATCTGCGCAAGCCGCTCGACGTCATCACCCCCACCCAGGCCGAGGCGAGCGGGGTGCCGCGCGAGATCATCCTGCAGATGAGCGACCAGCCGCGCGGATCGATGAAGCTGGTGCCGGTCACCGACGACACGGTCGCGCGCGCTTTCGGAGACGAGTAACACCCAAGGAGACTGATGATATGAGCGAACGTTTCACCACCCCCGTCGGACGGTTCGTCCAGGGCGATTGCTTCGTGCCGCAGACCAAGGACCAGTCCGGTCGGCCGCGCGTCGTCAAGAGCGGACCCAATGCCGGCCAGCCCAATCCGCAATATTTCGTCGCGCTGGCGATCCCCAAGACGCCGGGCGTCGCCAACTGGTGGGACGAGCCGCACGAATTCTTCCAGACCGTGCTGCGCGTGGGTCAGACGTCATTCCCGCAGGGTCAGTCACAGCGACCCAATTTCGCCTGGAAGATCATCGACGGCGACAGCGGTGCGGTGAACCAGTCGGGCCGCGTCATCAATACGATCGAAGGCTATGCCGGTCACTGGGTCTGCCGGTTCCAGTCGAGCTATCCGCCCAAGTGCTTCTCCCGGGCGATCGGCTATGCGGCGTCCCAGCAGCTGACCGATCCGACGTCGATCCGGCGGGGCTTCTACCTGAGCATCAACGGCTCGGTCGAGGGCAATGGCGAGATGACGAGCAACAGCGGCGTGTATCTCAATCTCGACCTGATCAGCCTCGAGGGCTTCGGTCCCGAGATCGTGAGCGGCCCGGACGCGGCGGCGGCGTTCGGCAATGCCGCTCCGGCGCTTCCGGCCGGCGCCAGCACCGTACCGGTCATGCCCGCAGCGGGAGCGCCGGTCGGTGTGCCGGCGGTCGGCATGACCGTCGCGCCGCCCGCGGCCCCGGTTCCGGTCGCCGTCGCTCCGGCACCCACGCCCACGGCGGCACCCACACCCTATGCGGGCTATATGACGCCGGGAGCGCCTGCCGTCCCCCCGGCCGCTGCGCCCTCTGTGGCGCCGCCGCCCATGGTCTCACCTGCGGCCGCTGCGACTACGTCCCCTGGTAAGGTGATGACGGCGGCGGCGAATGGCATCGCCTATGATGCCTATATCGCACAGGGCTGGACCGACGAACTGCTCGTCCAGCATGGGATGATGGTGCTGGCCTGACCCCAGGTCGCACCGTCGAGGACCGTCGCCGTCCTGGGGCTTTGAGCTCCGGTCGTTACAACCAGCGGACGGCGACGGTCCGCTTATGTGTCAGGGACGCGACCATATGATTGCGCCTTATGCTACTCTTTCGGATATGCAGGACTGGGCGCGCACACAGATGCGACGGGATCCTGACTTCGTCATCGGTGATTCGGATAATCCCTATCTCCGCCGCTGGTGGCTCGTGCCGCACAACGAGGGCTGCAACGTCTATCTGCACGAGATCCTTCGCAGCGACGAGGACCGGGCCGGCCATGATCACCCGTGGGACAACTCGTCGATGATCATCGAAGGCGGCTATACGGAGATCACCTTCGATCCTGTCGAGCCATGGCTGGACAATCGCCGCTATGAGCGCAAGGCTGGTGATTCCGTCCAGCGGAAAGCCTCGGATACTCACCGGCTGATCGTCCCTGATGGCGGCCGATGCGTCAGCCTGTTCATGACTGGACCGAAGCTCCGCGATTGGGGCTTCTGGTGCCCCGACGGCAAGGGCTGGGTCCATTGGCGCGACTTCACCGCCGGTGAGCGGGGCGAATTGGTCGGCAGAGGATGCGGTGAGTCATGAACGTCGCGGTTCGACTCAAGCCGGAGATGTTCTGGCGGCCCGATCCGGCGATCGACGCGGCGCGCAGACAACCGGGCTGGTATGCGTTCCATCGCGCCTGCGGACGGCTGGGCGTCTATTTCGACCACCCGGGCCGGTCGGCGCGCGGCGGGGTCTATGAGGTGCTGTGCTTCACGGTGCGCGGCGACCGGCAATATGAACTGGCGCGCGGCCACGGACCGACGCCGGTCGCCGCTCTCGCCGACGCGCATGACCGGTCCGGTCGCGGCACGTCCGAGACGCTGACCGCATTGATGGAGGTGATGGGGCTATGAATGCCATGGTGAGTTTCAATTCTCTCGTCGCGCTGGCGCTGGGCGCGATCGTCGTTACGGTCGGCTGCACCGTCAGCTATGGCGCGGGCAGCATCGGACAGCGCGGCTGGCGCGCTGATATGGGATTGGCGGTGGCATTGCTCGGGCTGCTGCTGACCTGGATCGCGGTGCAGCGGTGAGCGCACGGGTCATCACCGACGAGATCACCAACGCGGCCAGTCGCGTCGAGATCAAATGCGACGTCTGCGGCGTCGAGGCACCGCCGGCCGCCGACATTCTCGCCGGGCACGGCCTGAACCGCATGGGCTGGCATTGTTCGGGCGGCACCCACATCTGCCCTCTGCATGAACATCCCCGGTCCGCCGACGGTGAGTGACGCCGGCCTCCCGCCCTTCCTGCGATCGGCGGTCGTCTATGACGAGGAATGCTTTCCGAACGCCTGGACGCTGACGCTCTCGCCGCTTGGCGCCTATCTGCCGTCGACCTACGAGATCAGTGACTTTCGCGACGATCGAGCGGCGCTCTTTGCGCGACTGCAGCATCTGCGCGATTATCAGATTCCGATGATCGGCTTCAACGTCCTCGGTTACGACTATATCCTGCTCCATCATCTGTTGCTCAATCCGACCGCCACCGCGGCTGATCTCTACGCCCTGTCGCAACGCATCTTCGATTCCCAGCGCGAGGATCGGTGGGGCCTGATGGTCTGGGCGAGCGACCGGCTCATCCCGCAGATCGATCTCTATACGATTAATCATTTCGACAATCGCGCCAAGTCGACCAGCCTCAAGGCGCTTCAGATCAACATGCGGTCCGAGACGGTCGAGGACAGCCCAGTACCGTTCGGTACGGTGCTGACCCGCGAGCAGCTGGACGTCGTGATCGACTATAATCGGCACGACGTGATGCGGACGCGCGATTTCGCGCTCATTTGCATGGATGCCCTGCGCTTCCGCATCGGCCTGGTCGAGCAGTTCGGCATCGACGTCCTCAACTACAACGACACCAAGATCGGCGCGAAGCTGCTCGAGCAGCGCCTGGGGCCGGACCTGTGCTATGAGCGCGATCCGGTCACCGGCGCCCGCCGCCCCCGCCAGACGCCCCGTCAGCGGATCGCGCTCGGGGAGATCATCTTTCCCTATGTCCGCTTCGATCACCCCGAGTTCAATCGGGTGCTGGACTATATGCGGACCCAGGTGCTGACGCCGGCCGACATCGACGATCCCGATGCGCCGGTGCAGACCAAGGGGGTATTCAAGGGCCTGTCCGCCAATGTCGGCGGCATCACGTTTCATTTCGGGACCGGGGGTATGCACGGCAGCGTCGAGCGCCGGGTCTATCGGGTCGGCGACGGCCGGATCATTCGCGACATCGATGTGGGTGGCCTGTACCCGGCGATCGGCGTCGTGAACAAACTGGCTCCGGCGCATCTCGGCGCGCGCTTTGTCGAGGAATATGCGAAGATCCCGCAGGAGCGCAAATTGCACGCCAAGGGGACGATCCCCAACGCGTCGCTGAAGCTGGCGGCGAACGGCGGCGGCTTCGGGATGAGCAATAATCGCTACAGCCCGATCTACGACCCACAGTTCACCATGACGATCACGATCAACGGTCAACTGATGATCTGCATGCTCGCCGAGTGGCTGGTGCAGATACCCACGCTTGAACTGATCCAGTGCAACACCGACGGTATCACCTATGCGATCGACGAGGGCTGGGAGCCGCGCGCCGCATGGACCTGTCGGCTGTGGGAGGCGACGACTGGGCTGGTGCTGGAGGACGCCGATTATCGCGCCATGTGGATCCGCGACGTCAACAGCTATGTCGCCGAAGACGTCAAGGGTAAGCTCAAACGCAAGGGGGCATATTGGGCTCCCGATCCGAACGATTGGGCGGGATCGATCGCCACCGCGTCGCCCCCGGCCTGGCACAAGGATCTGGGCAACGTCGCGTCGATCAACGCTGCCGTCGACGCGATGGTACATGGCTTTCCGGTCGAGGAACTATTGAGTCACTGCTATGACGGCCCCTATGATTTCATGTGTCGCGCCCGGTGCGACCGGTCCAGCCAGCTATGGCTGGGCGACCGGGAGATGCCGCGGACGATGCGTTATTATGTCGGTCGACAGGGTGAGGCGCTGACGAAGGTCTCGCCGCCGGTGGGGCCTGACGGCTGGTTCAAGCGCGCCAATGGGATCAGCGAGGCGGACTATATGCGGGTGATGGCGCCGACGAGCGGACAGGTCTGGTCGGAAACGGTCTGCACCAAGATCAAGAGCCGCTATGAATCGCGCACCACCGCGATCGAGCAGGGCTGGCCGGTCGTCGAGTGCAACCGCGCCGACCGGTTCGACTGGGCCAATCTCAACATGGATTATTATATCGAGCAGGCGCGACGGTTGGTGATTGAGGAGGCTTGACGAGTTCGTCAATCATGCTAGGTTGCCGGTCATGCCCCACCCCATCTGACGGAGAATCGCTGTGTCGGAGACCATCATCGGCGGGAAGCGCCGCGTCCCCCTCAATTCGTTCGAGCGCGCCGTTCTGCGCGATGCGCTCCACACCGAAGGCATCTGCGGCGGCGACTATGCGACGGTCGTCGCGATCCGCACCAAGCTCGGCCTAGGGCCGCTCGCCGGCGAGATCGCCGTGAAGGTGCGGGGGGTGGTCACCGCATCATGCGCCTGATCATCGCCATCGCCGCGTCCGTCACGATCCTGTTGCTGCTGGCGGTGGGTGGCGCCTATCTCGCCGCGAGCCGTCACGATGCGGCCGAACGGGGAAAGCTGCATAAATGACCCGTGACACCTCACTCTACGACGCGCTCGGCGTGTCTCCCGATGCGGACGCGGCGACGATCAAGGCCGCTCATCGCCGCAAGGTGCGCGATACCCATCCCGACAATGGCGGCGATGCGGACAAGTGCGCCGAGGTGAACCGCGCATGGATGGTGCTGCGCGACCCGGAGCGGCGGGCACGTTACGATGCCGGCGAGGACATGAACGCGCCCACGGATGACCGCATGGCGCGCATCTCGACGATGATCTGTTCGCTGTTCGGCGCACTGCTCGACCAGACCGCACAGCCCGAACGGGTCGACATGATCGACCTGGTGCGCAAGAACCTGGCGGAGATGAAGCGTCGGTGCGAGCAGCAACTGCGCGAAATCGAAAAGCATGTCGCCAAGACCGAGCGCGCCCGCAAGCGCCTGACGAGCCGCAGTGGCGCGGGCAATCTCATCGATCATATGCTGCGCGACCGGCTCGACATGGCGCGGATCCAGCGGATGGGCGTCGAGAAGGAGATCGACACGGCGACCGGCGCGCCGGAAGTCCTCGACGACTATGATTGGGAGGTCGATGAGCCTGAGTCGATGGAGCAGGCTATGGGAGGGCCGTTTCCCGGCTGGATAAGGTCGACCTGGTCGTGACCGACGTCGCCACCGCTCATGCGCTCTGGGCGGCGCGCTGGCCCCAGGCCGCCGCGGAACTGACCGCGCTGTTGACCCCGCCGGTCGAGCAGCGCGCGACGATGCCGGGGAGCGAGGCGCGCGTCCAGTCGGAGATCAGGCTCGAGGCGGCCGGCAAGGGCTACAGGCTCTGGCGCAACAACAATGGCGCGATGACCGACGACACGGGGCGCATGGTGCGCTATGGATTGGGCCATGAGAGCAAGGCGCTTTCCGAAGCGATCAAGAGCTCGGATCTCATCGGCTGGAAAGCGACGCTGGTGACGCCCGCGATGGTCGGCCAGACGATCGCCCGGTTCGTCAGCGTCGAGACCAAGGCGCCCGGCTGGCACCTGACGCCCGGCGACAAGCGCGGACAGGCCCAGGCGCGCTGGCTGGCAATGGTCAACGAGGCGGGCGGCTTCGGCATATTCGCCGACGGAACGGGGTTGTTGTGATGGACAGTGAGCGCGAGCGCGAAATCCGGCAAACCTATGAGGCATATGACGGACCGTGGCCGGAAGGACCGGTTCTGTACCTATTGCCGCGACCGAAATTCTGGGACACCCGATATCGCGGCAAGACCGAGATTCCTGAAAAGGCACCGGCACCGTTCGAATACCGCAAGAGATATCAGATGAGCGACGACAGGAACTGGGTCGTGATCGTCTGCGAAGGGATCATGGTTGACAGATGGGCGATTATGCACTTGACGACACCACTCGGCAGGTGTAGTTAAAATGCATGTCGAGCGATCTTACCCTTATGGAAATCATGCGGCGCTTCTCGACCGAGGAAGCGGCTCGTGCCTATTTCGAGCGTATGCGCTGGCCGAATGGCCCCGTTTGCCCGCACTGCGGCAGTGGCGATAAGGCCTATGCCCTGACGCCGAACAAGAAGGCTCGCATCCGCGAAGGCCTGTATAAGTGCGGCACTTGCGACGATCGTTTCAGCGTCACCGTTGGCACTGTGATGGAGTCTTCGCACGTCCCGCTGCACAAGTGGCTGATCGCGTTTTACATGATGTGCGCCAGCAAAACGCAGGTCTCAGCGTTGCAGCTTCAGCGCCAGCTTGAACTCGGCTCCTATCGCACTGCGCTCTTCCTCTGCCATCGCATTCGCTATGCCCTCAAGGACGCCAGCCCGGCGGGCCTGCTTGGCGGCGAGGTAGAAGCTGACGAAACCTACATCGGTGGTAAGGCTAAGGGTAAAGGCCGCGGCTATACGGGAAATAAGATCGCTGTCGTTTCGCTGGTCGAGCGCAGCGGCGACGTTCGGTCGACGGTTGCCGAGCGCGTCAACAGCAAGACGATCGACACGCTTTTGCGTCGTCACGTAGCCGAAGAAGCGCACCTCAATACCGACGAAAGCCCGCTTTATACGAAGGCTGGCAAGCGTTTCGCGTCGCATGCTCGCGTGAACCACTCGGCCGAGGAATACGGCTACTACGACTATCGTTCTGGCCGCACAGTCACGACCAACACGGTCGAGGGCTTCTTCGGCAATAGCAAGCGTAGCCTCGACGGAACGCATCACCATGTGAGCCGGCAGCATCTGCACCTCTACACGGCCGAGCTGGATTTCAAATACAACACGCGGAAGTCGTCGGATGGTGAGCGCACCGCCGAAGGCATCCGGCGCATCGAGGGGAAGCGCCTGATGTATCGTCCTAAGGCCAGCGCATAATGGCACGGCCTCGCGTTTCGGAGGTCCGCTCCGAACTGCTACTGACGGAGTTGCTTCTAGCCCAAGGTTGGGATTGCCGGCGGCCGCCCAACGGCGAAATGCTGCGTCAGCACGAGTATAAGGATCATTCGCACCTTCGAGATGTGTTCCTGCATCGAAGCAAGGTTACGATGATCGGGCATGGCTTGCCCGAGGCGGTTATCGTTGATCGTCAGACCATGCAGCCGGTTCTCGTCATTGAGGCGAAAGCGTCGGTTGCCGATCTGGACAAGGCGGTTCGCGAGGCGACTGAGATATACGGATCGGCTTGCGTCGAAGCTGGATATTCTCCCTTGGCTGTTGCCATCGCCGGCACAAGCGAAGACGACTTCGCTGTTCGCGTGTTCAAGTGGGACGGCGCAGCGTGGCGAACGGTCACCTACGAAGGCAATCCGATTGGCTGGATACCCAACCGGGTTGACGCCGATCGACTGCGGTCCCCGTCAACAACTTCCGAACTTCGCCCGTCAGTTCCAAGCCCCGAAGTGCTCGCCACCTTCGCCGACGAGATCAATCGTCTTCTGCGGGAGTCCAACGTCAACGATCGCATGCGCCCATCTGTCGTCGGGGCCTGCATGCTCGCACTCTGGCAATCCAAGGGCGCGCTGCGCAAAGACCCGCAGAACATTCTCGCGGACATCAACAGAGCATGCGAACAAGCCTTCTGGAACGCTGGCAAGGCGGTTCTCGCCAAGAGCCTTCATGTCGACGAGGCGAATGACAAGCTGGCCGTCAAGGCTCGCCGGATCATCAACATCCTAGAGCGTTTGAACGTCTCGGTTCTGACGGCCGAGCATGACTACCTCGGCCAGCTTTATGAGACGTTCTTCCGCTACGCCGGCGGCAACACAATTGGGCAGTATTTCACGCCACGCCACATCGCCAGCTTCTGCGCCGATTTGCTTAGCGTCTCGATCAACGACGTTGTGCTGGACCCGACCTGCGGAACGGGCGGATTCCTGATCGCCGCAATGGAGCGCGTTGCTCGCGAGAACCACATTTCCCGATCGGAGATGGTCAAGCTGGTGAGCACGCGGCTCATCGGCTTCGATGACGAGCCGATCACCGCCGCGCTCTGTGTCGCGAATATGATCCTGCGAGGGGACGGGTCTTCGAGCGTGCATCGCGGCGACGCCTTCACCGCCCCGGAATACCCGATTGGAACGGCCAGCGTGGTTCTGATGAACCCGCCCTATCCTCATAAGAAAACCGACACGCCGACCGAGGACTTTGTCGAGCGCGCGCTTGAGGGTCTTTCGCAAGGCGCGCGCTTGGCCGCGATCATCCCGCTCTCGCTTTTGGTGAAGAGCAATAAGGCCGACTGGCGAAAGTCGATCCTCAAGAGCAACACGCTGGAAGCGGCGATCAAGCTGCCTGACGAGCTTTTTCAGCCCTATGCGCAGCCATACACGGTCATTGTATTTCTGCGAAAGGGCATCCCGCACCCTAAGGGCAAGCGCGCTTTCTTCGCCCGCATCGAGAACGACGGCTTCCGCATTCGCAAAGGGGTGCGGGTAGCTTGTGAAGGTTCCGAGTTGCCGAAAATGTTGGAGCACTTTCAGGCGGGCAAAAGCGAGCCTGGCGTTTCCGGTTGGGCCGAACTGGACGAGGACGCCAGCTTCGGCCCCGGCGCGTACATCCCCGCAAAGGAAATGTCCGGCGAGGAAAGCGACGAAGCCACGCAGGAGGTTATCCGCGCTCGCACCTCCTTTGTCGCCTACCATGCTGCCGATCTAGTCCAGCTCTATACGGATAACCCGATCGACGTTCGCGCCATGCGCAAGAAGCCGTGGCAATTCCAGTCGGTGAAGCCGGGCACCGTCGCGGATTACTTCGATATTTTCTACGGGCAGAAAGAGCTTCACAGCAAAGACGGCCTGCTTCCCGGCCGTTCGCTGGTCATCTCGTCATCCCGGTTTGACAACGGCTGTTATGGCCTGTTCGACTTCGAGCATGTCTTAAAACCGCCATTTGTCTCGGTCCCCGGGAACGGCTCGATCGCCTTCGCGCATGTGCAGGAATGGCCGTGCGGCGTATCCGACGATTGCATGCTGCTGCTGCCAAAGCCGGGCGTGTCGCATGCCATGATGTATGTCGCGGCGGCGGCGATCCGAAACGAGCGCTGGCGGTTCAGTTATGGTCGGAAGGCTACGCCGGACCGGATAGGCGACTTCCCTGTTCCGCATACCGATGAACTTCTGGCGCGGGTCGAGGACTATCTAGCGCGTGCCGCTCGTATCGAGGATCAGATGATCAAGGACGCCGAAGACGCGCTCGATAGTCAGACCGCCCGCATGCGGCTTGCGGACTTGGGGAATGGCAGGGCGAGGACAGTTTCGGGGGCGGAACTGGAGGCGCGCTTAGCGGCCATGATGGACGACTAGCGCGGTGCCCTACACCGGCTTCGCCTTCACCGACGCAGCGCTGGACTTTCTCGACACTCTGCCTCCGAAAATCAGGAAGCAGGTGATCAAGAAAGCAAAGGCGCTTCATGCTAACCCGCATCCGCAAGGGTCGAAGAAGCTGCACGACGTGGTTACGGACGACGGCGATCCGGTGTATCGTGAGCGATCTGGTGACTACCGCATCCTGTATGTCGTGCGGTCCAACCCGGACGAGGTGTTGATCCTGGATATTGACCATCGGAAGGACGTGTATCGTATGCCGAAGACTAAGGCAGAGCCGGCCGACGAAATGAAGATGAAGGAAGCCGACTTCGACGCGATTATGGGTAAGGCGCTTGGCGTCGCCGCCCCGCAAGACGACGAGGACAAGCCGGCTAAGCGGCTAAGCTCCTACCCGCCGAAGAAGCGCGGGAAGACCTAGGCTCAAATGGCCGGCGATTCGCCGGTTGGGTAGGTGCGCGGCGCTGGTGTTGCAAAGTGCATAATCGCCGACAGATGGCTGGTCGCCGACGGAAATCAAGCATGTCCGAAGAACCTTTAACTCTGGATGATCTTGGCGGTGGGATCAGAACTCTGCTGATTCGCGGCGGCAACGGTCGTTGGGTGTCGCTCAAGGCGACCGGTGACATCACCATCTCAGGCTGTCAGTTTGTTAATCAGACGGGGCGATCGATCATCTGGTTTTTGATCAAGGAAGCGATAATCGAAGTTGTCCGCTATCCACTCGGTCGCGTTTAATCCCCGCACGCCGCCTTGACCCCGACGCCGCAGAACCATGTCCGCAACCGGCGAATCTGATCCCAGCCCCGGCGGCCCCAGGCAGCGTGGGCGATATCATAGTCGTCGAGCGCCGCCGCGCTATCATTCGCAACGGCCGTCACGTCCAGCTGCGGCTCGGTCTCGATCGCGAGATCAGCAGCCGGCGGGGACAGGACGCCCGCGCTCCTTGGCCTGTCGCATGAGGATAGCGCAAGCCCGAGCGCGCTGACGAGCAGATAGCTGAGTATCGGGGAGCGGCGCGACCGCCGCACGTTCGGCATTCTCATCGTCCAGGTTCCTTTTCAGGTCGGAGATCCGCGTATCGGCCGCCATCGCATCGGCCTGCCGCACGACCGGAGCCAGCCGCGCCGCCGTCTCGGCGTCGTGGGTCGCGATCAGGCGGTGATCATAGCTGCACTTGGCGATACCCAGCAGACCCACGGCGAGGGTCACCAGCGCGGCGATGCCTACGACCTTGATGAGCCGCTGAGAAACGCCAAAGCGCGTCGCCAGCGTGGCGATGAGCGTCATCATGGCTGCTGGGTTCCGTCGCTGGTGGCCGCACGGGCCGCTGCGACCTTCACGTCCTTGTTGCCCACGCCGAAAAGACCGACGCCGACCAGCGCCGCGATACCGCCCGGATAGGCGACGCACCATTCCGTCACGTTGAAATGGCCGCCGTTCCAGCCGACCTCGAATATTTCGAAGCCGATCGGGGAAACAACGGACAGGAACGTGGCGCCGGCCAGCAGGACGCGTCCGATCTCGAACTCGCCGCCGACACCACGCAGGGCGTTGTTGAGGGTCATGACGCGCCGTTCCGGTTATACTGATAGAGATTGTTGGTCCGCATGATCGATTTGATGATCTGCGCGTAATCCTTGGCGGTCGCGTAGATTGGACCCAGGGCGTCGACATAGGCGTCCACATCGGGGAGTTTCGCGCGGGCGGGCGCATAGATCGGCGCGGTGCCGACGAGCTTGGCGTGTTCCTCGAACGCCTCGCCCATGCTGGTGAACACCCGGAACGGCGCGTTGATCGTGTACCAACTGCCGTCGGGTCGCTGCTCGCGCGTGGGGGCGGTGACCGTCGGTCCGGTCTCGCCCTTGCGCGCCTTCATGCCGAACGGATTGTTCGATCCCGGGGGCATCGACTTGCCGTACCCACTTTCCAGCGCCCACTGCGCCAGCGAGACCGACGCCGGAACGCCATAAGTGCGCTCGGCCTGCATCGCGCCGGCGATGATCGCGCCGGGGAATTTGCCATTGTCGGGGGGCACTGCGGCGACCGGCGCCAGCTCGTCGAGCAGGGCGTCGATCCTGTCGACCTCGGGCTGGGTGAACGCCTTGCCGCCGCGGTACGCTTTGATCGCGTCGAATATGGGCTTGCGATCGGCCATCTTACTTCACCGTATGCTGAAGGGCGTCGACCTTCGTCTCGAGGACGGCGATGCGGGTCGTCAACGCCGCGACCTCCTGCCCGATATTGTCGCGGAACGCCAGATAGCCGGCGAAGATCATCGCGACCAGTGTCAGGGCCTGCATGATGATGCCCGGCGTCGCCCAGTTATCTCTTGGTGGTCTTCCCCCCTGCATGGGCATCGTGTCTACCCCATGCGCGAATGATGCGTCGCCTCAGATATTCCACGGCGATGACGAAGAAAATGGTGATCGCGATATCGGACAAGTCCTGCACATGCCCACCCTCCCAGCAATGCCGCCTGCGCAATCGCTATGCTGAACAGGATATACCAATAGAGGATAGCAGCCGACCAGATATAGCCGTTATGGCGCAAATTGATCCAATAGGCGAAATGCATGCAGAGCTCGACAACGAAGCTGACGCCGATCGCCGCCTGGATGCGCCCGGCCGGCGCTTTCAGGATGATTGCGGCGGTAATCGCGTCACTGAGTATATACCACATGAACGGCGTCGAGTCGCCAAACAGCAGGAAACGAATCCGGTTGACGATCAGACAACCGAGCAGCGCGGCGGCGGTTCGCGTCATGGCCCAGTTCCTTTGGTGCAACGCCAGAAGGAAGGAAACGATCAGGATCGTCCCCAGTGCCATTCGTATCGCCTGTGCGATCTCCGCTGTCATTGATCGACCTCAATCCTTCTTGGGTGGCTTGGGCGGGGGATCGGTGTCGCCGCCGGACAGAGGCTGGACGACCGGCGGCGTCGGGGTCACCAGGCGCTTCGGTTTCGGCAGCTTCGGAGAGGACTTCGCCATCGGTTACCCCCGGTCTTGCGGTCGTGTCTGGTTGGGAACGATCGTCGCGGATGCGACATAGGCGGCGCGCTCGGCGGACCGGTCGCCATCCTCCTCACCGGGACGATCGGGAAAGAGATGGTCGGCCCCAGTCTGGATCCAATGAGCTTCGGTGCCCGGAACCAGATAGAGCCGCATATCTTCATTGGGCGTGGGTCGATAGAGCGGTTCGGCCGCCATCCACTGGTCCCCGAGACGAACACAGGAAAAGGTTCTGGTCAATATGCCGTCCTGCTCTGTTCTTCGAGAATCGGGCGACCACCAAAGGAGCCGCGACTGACGAAGGTGATCGTAGCACCGTTGGCGCCCGGCGTAAAGTTGACCGACCCCGCCAGCACCAGGTTGCTGCTCGCGACGAAGGTGATGTTCCCGTTGGTGACGCGGATCTTGATCTTGTCGCCCTGGGTCGTCTTGCCGGCGACGGCGACGATATAATTGATCGTCTGTGGATTGACGCATGTCAGGACGAAATAGGAACCAAGCCCCGTCGTCAGGATATTGCTGCTGATCGCCGAATCCGCAAGCGGATTTTCAGGAACACCATAACCATAGGCACCCTGTGCGACCTTGGTGAACAGCATGTTGCCGTTGATGACCTCGACGAGACCATTCTGACCCTGCTGGGCGCTTCCTGCCAGACCGGTATTGGTCGTCTGGTCGCTAATGGCGATCGTACCGGTACCGCCGACCCAGTTGACCGGACTGAAGAGATTGCCGTGATGGTTGATGCCCGACAGATTACCGAGCATGCGCAGACCCACCACGCCGGCGATCGAGCCGCCCGAGCCCGAGAAAGCGAAATAATTGTCCGATACGACCTTGCGGGTCTGGCCCGGATAGCTGGCGGACGCGTTGATGTCGACACCGACCGCTCCCGCGACCGATCCGAGCGAAATGACGTTCTGGCAAATCACGGTACCGATATTGGCACTGTCGGAATCGTCGATCTGGGTCAGCGCACCCGGAAACATATTGTTGCGGGTAATCTTGGTCGCCGTGCCGCGATTATAAATGGCTGCGCCGCCGTCGACGCCTTCGAAATAACCATTGTCGATGATTGTCGAAAGAACACCGGCCACAACCGTATAGCCGTTGTAGCAGTTCGACACCTCATTCTGGAAATCGAACACGGTGAGAATGGGGACGCCCGTACCGCCGCCAACATAATAGGCATCATGCCAGCCCTTGGCGTGATTGTTCGTGAAAGTGGGTCCGCCCTGGTTGATGGTCGGCTGGAACAGATACGCGATGCCGGTGCGTGCAGCACCTAGTCCCAGTGTAGCCCAGTCGGGGTTAATCGCATAATTCTGATAGACATTTGAACTACCGATGACATCGCCATGAAAGCCGTCACCAGTACCTCGCTGAATGATATTATTATGATGAAAGCTTGATGCTTCATAATTCGATTTAAGATTAACGACAGGATCCGAAGCACAATTAGCAATAAACGTCAGATGATCAATTTCGGTCGTACCGTTACTGCTGTTAGGAAAACCAGACGGCCATAGATATTGAAGCGCGGGACCGTCGGTTGTACGCTTCAATATTGAACCACCAAGATTACCCTGAGCAACCGCAAATATTTCGCCCGGACCTTGTCCGAACATACGGAAGGCATTGCCGCGGTGAGCAGCATCGCCCGGTACCGTCAGTCCGCCGTCAACCAGATATCCACCGAACGGAAAATAGAGATTTACCTGCTGTCCCCACGCTTGATTGAGAGCCTTCTGCACCGAATCGGTCATATCGCGTCCAAAAGAGAAGCTCTGAACAACTGTGATTTCAGTGTCGCTCAACCATTCGAATACATTCGCCGCATAGTTATGGTCGAACTGGTCGGTGACCGAATGCTCGACATTGAACAGGACGTTCTTGCGCAGGAAGCCGACCGAATTGGCGCCGATCGGGAGCCGCAGCCAGCGACCCGTAGTGCCCGCGCCGGCGGGTGCGATGACGTTGATACCATCATCGGCCGCGCTTGACGCCGCCGACCAGTAATAGGGACAGCCATAGCCGTCGCCGACGCTGTTCAGGCCGCGCGAATAGACCTGAATGCCCGGCAGACCCACGAACGCGCGCAGATCGGCGACGGTGTTGCACGTCTGCTCGAAACTATTGAGATTGTCGGCCGTGACAGCCGCTTGACCCTGAACATATGCTGACAGCGCGGGCGCGGCCATCTCAGCCTCCCCACTGCGCGACGGCGGTCCAGTCGACTGTCGCCGTCGACGAGCCGCTGGACGAATTGATCTGGAAGCCGTTCACCGTCTTGCCGCTCCACCCGAAGGTCTGCGCCGTGGTGTTACCGGCAAGCGTGATGCTGTAGTTGGTGCTAAGCATCGCACCGGCGAACGTCACCGTTGCGACCCCGGCGCTCAGCGTCTTGGTGCCGGCAAAGAGCGAGAAGACCGGAGGCGGAAGGCGCACCCACCGCCCGGCAAACGCTCCGCCGGTGGGTCGGATGATATTGACGCCGTTGTCGGTCGCGGTCGAGCTCGCATCCCAATAGAAGATGCCTTGCAGGCCATCCGCCACCGCCGCGCCACCGCGCAGATAGACCTGAATGCCCGGCAGGCCGATGAAGGCGCGCAACTGGTCGAGGACGTCACACGTCTGCTCGAGGGTGTTGAGCATGTCCGCGGTGACAGACCCCTGCCCCTGGACCTGCGCGGTGAGTTGCGGCGCGGCCATGTCGCGCGCCTAGTCGAGATATTTCAGGGTGTAGGCGGCCGAGGTGGTGGGGCCGAAGATCGCGACCGGGCCGGTCGGGCAGACGGTGCCGTTCCATTCCAGATATTTGCCGGCGTCGATGCGGAACGCGCCCGCATTGGCGCTCGACGGAATCGCGCAGCCGTTCGGGTCGTTGCGATCGTTGATCAGCGCGACATAGGGCGCGCAGACATATCCTGCGCCCGGATCGTTGATGGTGAACGATGCGACCGACTGGTTCGGCGCGGAGCCGGTCATGACGGCGCTCGCGGTCGCCGGATGCGGCGGCGACCAGGCTTCGGGCTGTCCGATGCCCAGAAACAGCGTCTGGGTCGGCGGAGCGCCGCCACCCATCAGAAGCACGCGCGGCGGGTAGCTGAACCCGAAGCCGGCGTTGTCGACGCTGATGCCGGTGACGACGCCGTTGCTCACCGTCGCATGGGCGCGCGGCGGGCCGATCTCGACCCACAGGGTATCGGCACCGTTGTTCTGGATATAGAGATAGGAGCGGGCCGGACTCTGCGCGAGCGCGAGCTGCGCGGTGCCTCCGGCGGCGATGGTGCCGCTGGCGTCGTAGAAATTGTCGAGGCGGACCTGCCCCCCGGCACCGACTAGCCGCATAACCCTACCCCTTCTTCCGCATTTCCAATATCACGACCGGCCCCACTGTGAACAGGCAATAAATCGCCAGCGCGACGAGACTGGCTGTGTTGTCGGCGCGCACCGCCATGATGATCGCGCCGATCAGCGCGAGCAACAGCAACGCCCGAGCCGACAGCGCATAGCCCAGACCCGTGAAGGCGGCGATCAACGTATCGGCCAGCGTCGGGTCGCTCGCGATGCGGACCGGCTCGGTGCGGTCAAGCCGGTCGGTGATCGACTGGGTGACGATCGCCAGCTGGTCGACATTGTCGCCGAGCCGCTTCAATTCGTTGGCACAGCCTTCCAGCGCCTCCAGTAGCGCCGGGTCGTCATGCGTGACCGGCGGTTCCGTTGATGGGGCCGCTTTCACCAGGCGCGGCCTTGGCGGCACGGGTTCGGCGGCGAGGCGCAGCGTCGTCATCGGCGGTTGCGCCATGGAAGTCTCGGAAGATTGTGCCAAAACGGGACTCCGTCAGCTTCTTGGGTGGTTCGGCTTTCGCACGAAGGGCGGCATATGCTATCACAGCTTCAAACGCGTTGGTACGGTCCTTGATCGATACGATCGGAACCAGATTTCCATCATTGTCGCGATCCGATCCCTTAGTCGCCTCGAGCAACTGGACGGCCTCATCGTCGAGCGCTTCGAAGACCTTCTCGATGCTCACTTCTCGCCGCTCCGTATCTTCGACAGGTTGCTGTCGTCACCGCTCGTTCCACTATTGCCCAGCGCCAGGTCGCGCGCTTCCTCGGTGGCGAGCGCGGACATGAGCATGCGCGTGAACGGCTGCTCGGGGTTGTGGGTCAGATAGTCGATCAACACCTGGGGGTCACCCTGCGCGAAATGGATCATCGCGGCGGCTTCTTCCTCATTCAGCTTCCAGCCGCCGTGCAGCACCGAGTCCATGATCTTGTGGAACGAACTGGTCGGCGACATGATCACATTGACCATGTGCTGCATGCGCTTGGCGTCCTCGGTGTTGAGCGCCGTATCGGAAGCACCCACGCCGGCGACATAGCGGGTCGCTTCCAGCCGTTCGCGCAGGATATTCGCCGAATCGATGAGCTTGTCGGCTTCCTCCGGCCCCAGCAGCGCTTCAAGGTTCTGCTGACCATAGCTCCCACGACCGATCTTCTTGAGAAGCGCGATGGCTTTGCCCGTCTCACCCTGGGCGGCGTTCTGCAGCACGTCACGGATCGCCACGCGCAGATCGTCGGCGCCGCCGGGCGGTAGCTCCTCGACATATTTGCGGAAATTCTCGGGCTTCTCGTCGAGGATCTTCATCCCCGATCCGACCGCCTCGATCCGCTTCTGGTAGTTGCGATAGGCGGTGCGCGCGTCCTGAAGATGCGGAACCTGATCGAGATAGTCGTCGAGCGCATCGGCGCGCGTCTTGATCGCCGTACCCAGGGCGTGGGTCGCTTTCTTGCCCCCACCGCCCGGATCGTTCATCAGACTGTCTGCCCGGTTGCGCGCGGCGATGCGGATGCGATCGAGCGTACCGCCCGAGATTTCCGGCACGGGCGGCGGCGTCGGCTCCGGTACGGGCTCCAACTGGAACGCCTTGATCAACCGTTCGCGCGCGGCCGGCGTCTCGGCGCGGGCAAGCAGTTCCTGCGCATCACGGGGGAGCGCCGACGCATCGACACCGCCATTGACCTTCCACTGCGCCAGATCGTCTTCATATTGCGCCATGCGGTCCTGCCACTGCCGCAACGCGCCGATCTCCTTGAACTGCTCGGCGGCCTGTGGGTCCGCATGTGACCGGGCGCGGGCGGTGCGCGCGGCGACGTCCATGGCCCGCGCCATCTCGGGATCGTCCAGCACCTTCATCGTCGCTTCGTCGATCGCGACCGGCGCGCTCCATGCGGGGCGATAATCGCGCGCCGCCGCCACGCTCTGTTCACCCACCAGTTCGGCGACGCGCTGTTCGGCCGTTCCCGGATAGGGCGAGATCGTACCCAGACGCTCGGCAACGTCGGCCGGCAGATTGGCGGCGACCGCATCGGCATGCTCGCGCACCATATTGGTCGCCGGACCGGGCTGGCGACCCGCGACACGGAGTGCGCGATGGATATTCTTGCGGCCAACCTCCATCAGATTGCCCGGCGGCATGCCCGCCTCGGCCCGCCGCGCCTGCTCGATGGCGGTGCGTGAAACCAGACGGTCGCGGGCAGCAGCGGGCCGCAACCGCTCGGCCGCCGATCGCTCCGCGCCGGTCAGTTGTGGCGCTGTCGAGGATGCCGCACCCGGTAGACGGGATCGCACCCAGTTCACCCCGCGCCGCGCCGCATCGCCAATGCGGTAACCGGTCTTGGCGTCGACCATGCGGAACAGACCCGAGCCGATATCCGTCCCCAGGTGGGTGATGCCGCCCAGCGCCGCACCGACAAGACCCATCTCGCCGGCCTGCTGGGCGCGCGACTTCACGTCACCTTCCGCTTCACCAAAGCCGTACAGGGCGCTCTGTGCGCCGGATAGCGCCGCCGTTCCCAGATAGCGTAGTCCGAGCGGAGCGATCAGCGCATCCTCGACAGCGCGGGTGGGACCGCCGTGCGTATAACCGTAGGTGCCTCCGGCCGCAGCCGCTATGCCTGCCGCCGGTACGCCCCGGACGCCGATCTTCGCCGCTGCCGAGCCGCCAAGCCGCGAGGCGGGATTGAGCAGCATGCCCGCCGCGTTGGCGACCGTCGAGGCGACCGGATGCTCCTTGCGATACTTGTCCTGCGCTTCCTTCTCAGCAAGACGAATCTCGTCGCCATATTCCTTGCCGTACAGCGCTTCGGCGATGGCCGCATCCATGCGTCGCGTGAAGCCGAAGCCGTAACCCTGGCGAAGTTCTCCGACCGGACCGCTGACGATCGGCGCCATGCGCGCAACCGACCGTGCCGCCGCCATCTTCTCGGGGCTCACGGTGCGGACCCAGCCCTTGGGGTCGCCGGGCTGGCGCTTCGGCAGGTTGGGCGGCGGGGAGCCGGCCGGTGCGAGACGCACGCCTTCCATGAAGCGCGCGGCATTGCTTTCCGCCTGCTCACGGAAATTGCGCGGACGCTCGCCGAGCAGATCGGTCACGGTCTTGCCGCCTTCCGACGGACGCGGGCCGAGCAGACTGGTGACGGTTTCAGCCACTGATGCCGAAATCCTTCTTGAGAATGGTCGCCGCCTCATCATAGCGGATTTCGCCGCGACGATAGGCGTTGGTCACCTCGTCGACGCTCTTGAACCGCTTCGGTGCAGCAGGCTTGCTGGTGATGCCGGCCGACTTGTCCTGCTTGTTGTAATAGCCGACCTGACCGCGCATCTTCGGACCAAAGCCCAGATGAACATTGTCCGGCTCGATGAGGATCTGATCAAACGGCACGTTCGACTGGCGCAAGGCCGCTGCCAGCGTCTGCGCCGCTGCTTCCATCGACTGACCCGGCACCGAGAAATCCACCGCCCAGTCGCCCGGCTTCATCTGCATATGCGCCGACGACGGCGAGCCGCCGACCGCGGCGTTGCGCTCCGGGGTGCGACCCGTACTATGGATCTGCACGCCGCTCGGGAACAACTGACCCAGCACATATTGCGGGTCTTGCCGGAGCGCCGGCGGGGCGCCCCACATCTTTTCGTCTTCCTGCTGCCAGGTCGACCCGTGATATTTCGGGTCGGCGACCGCATTGGGATTGATACCGATCTGATCCGCCAGATCGCGAAATTCCTCGACCTGGCTCTGGCGCAACTTCTCGATATTATCCTTATATTCGTTCAGGATCGCAATGAGATCGGCCGCCTGCGCAGGGGCCAGAACGTCGGTCCCGTCGCGACGGAACTTGCTCGCCTGCGCGGCGATCTGATCCATATAGGGTGCATGCTCGGTGTTGAGTTTCACCAGACCGATGCGGACCGCCTGATTGTTATAGATACGCTGAAAACTGTCGACCAGCGCCACACTTGTCTGACTGTTGACGTGACCATCTTCCTTCAACTGGCGCTCAGCCTCGGCGACGATCGGCCATTTGTTGCCGATCTCGACATAAGCCTTACCCACGCCGGTATTGTCGAGTTCCTTATGAAGCTTGATCTCCAACTGCGCCTTCTGCGACGCATTCATCTGAGTGAATTCAGGCTTCGCGACCGGCAGCAGCATCCGCATCTTCTCGACCGGCGACGCGCTCTGATATTCGGGCGACGCGGTGATTTCCTTGTAGAGCGCGGCACGCTCGGCCTGCTCGACCACGTCCGCCGCATGACGCTCCTGGTTCAACTGCAGCGTCTTGCGCTTCATCTCCAGATTATAGGCACCAGCGATCCCACGCTCATTGAGTGCGATGATCATGGCGTCATCCTTGAACGCCGCCGCCTGGGCGCGAACATCGGCGGTGATCGAACGGACCTTGCTGTCATATTCCTGCGTGGTCATCCGCTCACGATGGTCAAGGCTCGCCATTGACCGCTGATAGACGCTCTGCTGATACTGAGCCATGCGTAGCGCGTTCTCATTGGCGACCCGCCACTGCTCGGTCGCGAGCCGCGTCTTCTCGACATCACCTTCATGGAACGCCTTCAGCGCCCCGGCGGCGGCGTTGAGCGCGGTGTTCATCGGCGTGCGCGTGAAGCCCGATGCGATGAGGCTCAGCATCATCGCCGTCGATCCCCACGCCTTGATCGGATCGGTGTGGGTCTCCTTGGGCATCTCGATCGGCGCGGGCGGTGTCGGTTCGCTCAAATTCTCGCGCAGGCCCTGAATCTCATCAAGCTTCCTGTCGCGCTCCTTTTCGGCCTCGTCGACCCGGCTGCGAAAATCCTCGACGCGATCCTGCGGACGACCCACCAGCGCCTTGACGCCGGGGGTCAGCGTAGGGGTCGAGGCCGGTGCCAGGAGCGAGGGAGCGGACGCCGTGTCAGCCATCTCATGCGGCCCGTGTCATGCCGGCCAGCGCCGCGGCGAAATTGCCGATGCTGCTGCTCGTTTCCTGATCCTGCTGCATGCGCGCCTGCATGAGTTGCAGATAGATCTGGTCGCCCAACTGGCTTTCCTGAACGCCCTGCTGATAAAGCTGCATGGCGATCTGGGCACCCTGGTTCTGGAGACGCAACTGCAGGTTTTGCAAATCCTGCGCTTCCGCCGATGATCCGCTCATGCCGCGCGAGGCATATTCGGACCGGATCGCGGCGGCGGCCGACGCACCGGCCGCATCGATGCCGCCCTGCATACCCGGCGGAAGCGTGCCGGAGCCCAGATAGCCTTCCAGTTGCTGGCCGCGCTGGAGTTCCGACTTTGCGAGGCTTTCGAGCGCCTTGAACCCGTAGGGGTTCTGGTTACCGCGCAGGACATTGCTTGCAAGGCTGAGGCCGGTGGTCGCCAGAAGTGGATTGCTGCTCATGCTCTTTCCCACGCCTCCGAAAAAATTGTCGTTCGCGATCTTGGGCGTATTGGCGACGAGCCCCGACGTATCGATCGTACCGAGCGAGATCGGATTGCTCGCCGCGCCCGTGATGCCACCAGTCGGCGCAATAAGACCCGACGTATCGATCGTACCGAGCGAGATCGGATTGCTCGCCGCGCCCAGGATCGACCCGCTCGGTGCGAGCGCGCTGTTGCCCGCACTCGCCGCGCCGCTACCCAGACCGGAAATCTCACCGGCGCTCGTCGCGGCGCTGGACGCACCGGCGCTTCCGCCGGCCGCCGCGCCCGCACCGGTCGATCCGGGAAGCCCCGCGCCGCCCGCCGTCGTCGCACCGGTCGTAGCCGCCGCCACATTGGGATCGACAGGCGCGATGCCGCTGGGTGCCGCCGTCGCCGCCGCACTGGCCGAGCCGCCGCCGGTCGCCGCCGGGGTCGTGGTCGACTTCGGCGCATAAGCGTTGGTGAACGCGCCGGTCAGGCCGCCCGTGATGGCACCTTTCAGGACATTACCGCCGGTCAGCGCGTTGCCGAGCGCACCGCCCGCCGCGCCCGCGAGGCCGCTGGTGACCGTTCCCGAGAGGCCCGGCGCGATGGCGCCGATCGCCTGACCCGCCGCACCACCGAAACCGCCGGTCAGACCGCCGAGCAGTGCGCCCTTGCCGATGTTGCCGCCCGTCGCCGCCGACAGACCGCCACCCACCGCCGCGCCGATCAGCGCATCGGTCGCGATCGTGCCGATGACGGCGGCGGTCCCGGCGCTCACGCCGAGACTTGTCACCAGCGACGTAATACCTGCGGTAATACCCACCCTGTCACCCCAATCGCTTGCTGTGACCCACTTCTATCATGGTATGGCCTAGCGATTCCAGCATTCTCGCCGCCGCCGGGTGCGCGGTCTTGGACGTGGTGTGCATCACCGAGACCTTGCGGGTCCGCAGCGCCTGCTCGACGAATTTGAACAGGTTCATGCCCACCCGACCGCGACGATGCTCGGGATGGATCCAATAGATGTCCGAGATCGCCCATAGATGCTCGCGATAATGCTTGTGCGGACCCAGGAAATAGATCGCATAGCCGATCAGCGGTCCGTCATCGTCGCGCGCCGTCGCGACGACCATCCGACCGAGTCGGTCCATCGCCTCGTAGAATTCATAATCGGGATCGAGCCCGATGAAATCCTTGTTCAGCGCGATCTCATCCCAATGTTGCGCGTTGAGCGGCTTGATCTCCTCAATGACCTGCTCATAACTCTCGGTGGCGAAGGTGACGGTCATATGCCCAGCTGGAGCTCCACATTTTCATGCTCGCGGGCATGGGCGAATATCCATGCCAGGCGTTGCGCATCGTCCTCGAAATCGACTTCCAGCAGATCGGACGCCTGCAGGCCGGTGGTCGAATTCATGTCGGTGTGCAACTGAGCATTGTTCTGAAGGAAGATGTCGATGAGGTCATCGCGCATCGGATCGACCGGATAGTCCGGCAGGTTGATGCCCGATTGAGCGAGGATCGCGGCGCGAATGTTGTCGTGGCTGTTGCGATGATGGTACGCCCAGCGGTTCCAGCCGTCGGGCGTCGATGGGTTCTCGTACAGGACGGCCCGCACGTCACTCGCCGGTGCGGTTGCTGCGACCCGCCGGCCGCGTCGCATCGGGCGGCAATTGCGGCTGCTCCCAGTCCCAGCCCTTGTTCCAACCGGTGCCTTCCCAGTGCGCCGTGCCGTTGGGCGTCTGGGAAGTGAAGCCGAGCGGATTTTCGCCCTTCTGGACGATCGATTCGAAGTCGAGGCTCTTGCGCGTGCGCGGCGGCATGGCGGATCACTCCTTTACAGCAGACCCTTGAAGTCCTGATATCCTAGCATCAGGTTCGATATAACAAAATCCGGCGAGCTTGTCGAAAGGCGCGCGCCGATCGCCATGAACGGCAATCCCTGCGCCGAAGTCCCGAAGACCGGCCATTGCTGGCCGCCCGCCGGGAAGATGGGTTCCAGCACCAGCAGATCGCTGATCACGCCGCTGCGCACCTGACCCAGATCGTCATCGAGCGGCTGGAGCGCGATGCCCGACACGTCGAATTCGACCGTGCAGTCGATGCCTACCCGGTTCGACGACCGGTCCTGCGCCTGCATCCAGAAATAGGTGAGGTTCTTGATGAGAATGGTCGCTCCGGCACCACCATAAAGCTTGGTGTCGAGCCGTTTGACCAGCGACGCCGATGGGCGCGCGAACAGCGGAAAGAGCGAGCGGCCATCGGTGCCCCAGGTCGTGAACTTGCTGCTGACCTTCTGAGTCGAGATATAGGTCAGGTCCGAGCTCTGGGTACTAATCGTCCAATCGCGTTCGTTCCATGTCGCCATGACGTTGCGATAGGCGGCGACGTCGGGATCATAGACCGTCATCAGCATCAGATAATGCTTGAGATTGAACAGCGTCGCGGTCGCCGACGACGGCAGGATCGCATTGGTGGTCGGCGGGAAGATGGCGTTGGTGAACAACTCCTGGAGATTCGCGCTCGCCAGTGTCGCAGCACCGCCATAAATGCCGAATATGCCCGTCTCATTGGCGAACAGGATGGTCTTGCCGAAATCCTGCATGCTATCGCGGAACGACAGGCCGGTCTGGGGATCGACATTCTGATAGTTGAAGCTGGTCGTCGCCGGATCGCCGCTGGTGTTGACGCTGGAGATGATGCTGACCGATCCGTCGCCGAACGCATAGAGATAGCCGTTCGACTGCCGCATGCCGACATAACGCGTCTGGAGGAAGCGGTCGGTGCTGGTGAACTGCACGCCACCCAGCGATGTCGCGAATTCAAGAATGCTCCCCGGCGACGAGACCTGGAAATTACCGCCGGGCGGCGTCGTCTGGAACTGACCCTGGTGCGGGTTGGAGATCCACACCCGCTGCTGGTAGGTCTCGATCGCCGAGCCCGACACCCCGAACGGCATCAGCGACACAGTCGCATAGGCACTGTGGTTGGCGCCCGGCGCGATCTCGATCGCCGGCGCGTCGGTATAATTCTTGCCCGCCGACGAGATGGTCACGCTAGCGATGGTGGTCGGTTGCAGGATCGCATTGGCCTGCGCGCCCGTGCCCTTGCCGATCTGCAGCGTCCCGTCCTTCACCTTGCCGGTGAAACCCGTGTCGAAATAGACATAGACGTTGGTCGTGATGTTGGCGCCCGCACTGGTCAGCACCACCTCGACGACCTGGCCCTGATTGAGAACGGCGTAGCCGGTCGGCAGCACGGCACCGGGATTGGCGGTGAACTTGACCGTCGGGATCGCTTCGTACCCACTCCCGCCCGCGACAATGTCGATCCGGGCGACGCTGGTCGGCGTCAGGTTGACAACACCGGTCGCACCTGATCCGCCACCACCGACAAAGCTGATTCCGGGCGCATAGGTGAACCCTGATCCGGGATCGACCACCGTCGCGCTGACGATCGAGGATGGGTCGAGAATGGCGACACCGGCCGCTGACGCACCGCCGCCGCCCGTGAACGACACCGTGGGTGCCGAGGTGTAGCCCGAGCCGGGATTGGTGATCAGAACGCCTGTCACCGAACTGGTCGACGCGAGGACCGCTGTCGCCGTCGCGCCGGTGCCGTCGCCCGAGACCGTGACCGTGGGAGCGGAAGTATAGCCGGAACCGGAATTGGTGATCGCGATCGACGCGATGGCGCCGTTCTGGATCGTTGCGACCGCCGCCGCGCCCGACCCGCCGCCACCGGTCAAAGTCACCGTCGGCGGCGAGACATAGCCAGAACCCGCCGAACCCACGGCGATAGCCGTCACCGCGCCGGCGCTCACGGTCGCCGTAGCCGTCGCACCTGTGCCGCCGCCGCCGACAAATCCAACCGTCGGCGGCGTTGCATAGCCGGAGCCACCGATCGTGACCGTGACGGTGGCGACGCCCGTGCTGACCGTCGCCGTCGCCTCCGCGCCCGACCCGCCGCCGCCATCAAAACTGACCGTCGCCGAAGTATAGCCGCTGCCGCCCGTGTTGACCGTAACCGATGCGACGCCGCCGCCCAGAATCGCCGTACCGGCCGCACCTGTCCCACCGCCTCCGCTGAAACCGACCGTCGGTGCCGAGGTGTAGCCGGTGCCGCCATTCGTCACATTGACCGCCGCGACGCCGCCGTTGTTCAGATTAGCTTCCAGGATCGCGCTGGTGTCCGACCCGCCGCCGCTGAACGCCAACTGAACGATGTCGCCGACCTGATAGTTGACCCCCGGATCGGTGATGGTCAGTTCGACGACACCGCCCGCGTTGATAGTCGGCGTCACCACCAGACCCGAGCCATGGCCGCCGAACGGCGTCACGGTCGGCGTGCTGGCATAGTCGAGACCGGTCGCCAGCAGATTAACACCATTCGGTGCCGCGGTACCGGCCGTATAGAGGATCGAGCCGTCCCACGCCCAATAGTCGTTGACCGTGTTGCGGTTCGAGATCAGCAGATAGAGGGTGCCCCACTGCGAGCAGCCCGGCAGTTGACCACCGGGCGAATAGAAAGTGCCCGCTGGTCCGATCTGGGTCTGCGCGAGGGTGTTGGTGTCGATCTGAAGCGCCGAACCATCCGAGAGGAAGATGGCAGCATAATAGCTGGTGCCGATCGTGTAGAAGAAATGCATCACGATCGTCAGGTTGCTCGGTGCACTGTAGATCGGCGTACCCACGTCCCACAGCGTCCGCAGATTGCCGTCGCCGAGGCGCACGAAATTCTCGCACCAGAGGAATTCGCTGTCCCCGATCGCCGTCGGCGACGACTTGAGGTTCATCCCCGCAAACGGGAACGGCGAGAAGGTCTTGGTTCCGGGCGGAATGCCCAGGCTCTGCTGGATCGCCCCACCCCCACCGGCGCGCGACGCCATTAATTATCCCCCCGCTGCTGACGCAACTCCGATACCATCTCGGCGACGGTGCGCGCGCGCTGTTCATGCATCGCCGGCGCCTGCGGTTCGCCCAGTTCGACCACCAGATCGAGCAGCATCTTGAGCGTATGGGTCTGGACCGGCGTGGTCAGCGCGGTCATGTCGAGATCGCGGCGCATCTGCTTGGCGAGATTGACGCAACTACCCACCTGGTCGATGATCGGCATCAGATCACCTTGCTATAATAGGACTGGACCTTGCCGCGGTCGCGCGCCACGACGCTGTTGCCGAGTGAGGACAGATATTCCTGCTGCATCGCCTCGGCCTGTGCGTAACGTTGCGACGCGAAGAACGACAAGTGCGCCGCCTTGAACTTGATCGAGTTGCGCATTTCCTCGGGGATCGCGTCAAAATCGCTGTCGCTGTAGATGTATTTCGGCACGCATGCGGCGTAGATCTCGATCTCGTTGGGCTGGCTTGGTACCGGGAACAGCCAGAGCTCCCCACGCTCGCCGTCGTTGAACGTCGACCAGACCGCCGGATAGGCCGTCGTCTGGTCCGCATAGCTGCGGCACCATGCCTGCAGGTCATCCCACGGCATCCAGACCAGTCCGGGTCGGAAGTTCCCACCCCAATTGACCGCGACCTGAATCACGTCGATCACACCCTGGCAGCCCTCATGCTGCCGCTGGAGGATCGGGTTGAAAAAACCCTGATAGGGATAGCGCTCGAGCCCGGTGATCGTCTGCATGCTGTTCTGGGTGACGAACTGCGACGCGAGTGGATTATCGGTCGCCGGGCTCGAGCCCGGCAACGCTCCGGGCTGAATGCCGCCCGGTAGCATATATCCCGGCTGCGCACCGGCGCCGAACGCCGACGACCCGCTGACCAGTCGCTGGATGCAGCCGGTGATGCGTGCGCAGTCGGTGCGCGCCTGGTTGATCCAGCGGATCGACTGGGTGCGGGTATTGAACGCGAAATTATAGTCCTGGAGGATGGCCTGAAGGTCTTGCAGGTAGAAGGACAGCGACATGGATCATACCCTCGACGACCATGGCATCATAAAGCAAAAGGGCCGTGCCTGCCACCCACAAGCACGGCCCCCTTGGGCTCCCGGTGAGGGAACTGGATCAGCAGGGCATCACGTAGCTGGTGTCGGTCGCGCCGCCGACGGTCAGCGTGATCACCGGCGCGGTCGCGATGACCGAAGCGGTACACAGCACCAGCGGCTCGGGCGACGAGGTGTAGATACCGCCATCATAGACGACCTGACCCGTGGCGGTGATGCCGTTGCCCGACGTCGGCGCCTTGATGTCGGCGTTGCGCGTCTTGACCAGCAGCGACTGGGTCGCCGGATTGGTATAGGCCGGCGACGTGGTCGGGAACTTGTCTTCGGCGCTGACGCGCGCGAAGGCTCCCGACACGGCGGTACCGGCCGTGGTCACCGCATAGGCCGTGATCGTCCAGCACATGATCGCAGTCGCCGCCGCCGACGAGCCGCCGCCGCCCGAGAAGGACAGGGTGACGATCGACGTCTGCGCACCGGTACCATGATCCAGACACAGCAGGCCGGTGATGGTCCCGGCGCCGGTCAGGGTCGTGATCGCCGCCGCGCCCGAACCCTGCGAGACGTTGTTCAGACCCTCGCGCGGATCGTTGACGAAAGTGACGGTCGGCGGCGAGGTGTAGCCCGCGCCCTGGTTGACGATCGTGACGGCGTTGACCGCGCCGCCCGACAGCGTGCAGACCGCCGTCGCCGGAATGCCGCCCGACGGCGGCGCCGAAATCTGCACCGTCGGCGGATAGCTGTAGCCCGAACCGCCCGACGTCACCGTCACGGTGGTGTTGACCGCGCCGCCCACGATCGCCGACCAGATCGAACTGCCCGCGCTGGCCGTGACGGTCGGCGCTGAGGTGTAGCCCGAGCCGGCGTTGGTGATGAGCGCACCCACCGCGCAACCGGTCTGGTTGGCGAGGCGATAGTTCACCCCGTCCGAATAGACATATTTGGGCGAACCGGTCGGGTCGCCGCCGCCGATCGTCTGCCAGATCCCCATGATGGGATCATACTGCTGGAGGACCGTGTAGAGACCCAGGTTGACCCAGTACCATCCGGCCGGCTTGAGCAGGAAGGTCTCGCTCGCCGACAGACTGATCCGATTGGAAGGCTGACCCTTCAGACTGGGCGTTACCCCCGAACCGCCGAAGAAAACACTCATGTCATGCGCTCCTTACCGGTAATCGGCGATGCCGAGATCACCATTCCAAAATTTCCGATCCAGAATATCCGCTGCTTCCTGGCTTTCCAGCGCCAGCAACCTATAACCCTGTTCTGCGGCGATCTCCGGATAGTTCTTGAGCAATGCGATCGCCGCTCGAACACGATCCGTAACACGCTGTCCGCAGGGTTGCGTCTTGACCCACAGCTCTAGATTCGCCGGATCGTTGTTCAGCCTATCCCCGTCGATATGATGCACATTCTCGTTCGCCCTAAGGGGTCGACCAATCTTGCGTTCCATCACGACGCGATGTTCTTTATATTGTCGCCCTGCGATATTCAGAACTCGATATCCCTTGCGGTCAACGCCTGAACCGACGAGTGCTCGTTTCCGCTCTACAGGACCTATTTCTCCCGTCCGAAGCAGTCGTCGATAATGCATATTGCATAGACTATTGCACACAACATCGCCTTCGCATCCGACAATCATGCACTGACCATTTCGAGACGCGATTACGCTGTTAACCGGTCCGACGGTCTTTTTGCGCGACAATCGACTAGCGTGCATCGAACACATCAGATTTTGCCTGACTGGCGACGAGCATCCTTCTACGCTGCAGTGCGAACTGCAAAGCGCGCAATAACGCTGACCTGGTGTCGTCACCGTAATTTGCGTTCCGCACGATTTGCAGTCTTTAATCATGGGATCAGATGACAGCTGGCGTCGAGCCAGGAACGTTGGGCCACGCCACGCCGGTAATGCCGGTGACATGCGCACCGGACGACGGCTTGGCGCAAACGAGATCGGCCGCCGAGATCAGCACGCCGATATCCGAGATCTGCCCCATCGGGATCTGGCTTTCGAAGCCCGAGAAGGTCATCGGCGCATATTCCGACATGTAGAGGCCGGTATAGCGCGAGTTGATGAAGTACATCTCGCCGAGCGGGCAGAAGGGGTCGGGGAAGATCGGCGTGTCGAGAACGCGGATGCCCCGGAAGCCGGTGTTGACGATGTCGTCCTTGCCGTAGATCGACCGCGGCGTGGTCGTGTACATCTCGTAGTTCTGGAAGTCCGACATCAGAACCGCGTAATTCGCCGGGTTCATCACCGCATAGTCCGGCGCCTCGCCGCCCGCGCCGCTCTGCACGCGCAGGATCAGCTGCGCCATGCCCACACGGGTCGTGGCCGCACCGCCGGTATTGGTGATCAGCTGACCATCCCAATAGTTGGTGCCGGCCCGCGAGATGCCGCCATAGCTCGGGACATTCGTGCCATCATCGTAAGCCTGTGCCAGCGAATCCCACGCCTGCGGATTGGCGTAGTTGTTCGAATAAAGCGCCTGGGCGAATGCCTGCTTCATCACCACGGCGGCGTCGGACATGACCGCGCGCAGCTTGGGGATGACCGTCTCGGACGACTGGAGAATGGCTTCCATGCCGAAGAAACCGATCGGCACCATACCCAGCTTCAGGTTGAACTGGGCGTTCTGGATCGCCGCCGCGTCGGTCGGCATCGGGAAGTCGCCCGCGAACGAACCCCAGGAGAAGCTGGTGAACGATGCGCCCTGCACCGGTACGGTGACCTGACTGACGCCGCCCCGTGCCGCCTGCGCGTTGCTCATGAACAGACTCAGCAGCGGATGCGACTGGTAGATCTGCACATAGAGCGACGGGATGAAAGCGCGCCGCGTGATGGCCGCCAGCTGAGCGCCAAGTGCGCCGCCGGGCGTGATGCCCGAATTGGTAACCGGTGCGACCGGGGCGACAGGGAAGGCCATCGTCTAAATCTCCATCAAGCGGCGAACGTCTCGCGGACGTAGCCATCGGGATCCTGTGCGAACCGCTCCAGCTGGGCGTCCTGATAGCCCAGCGGGTCGCGATGCAGCATCTTGAAATCTTCGTCGTCGCGCGCGCTGTGCGATCCGAACAGGTCGAGGCGCTTGGGCAGATAGCCCGCCTTCGACACCGGCGTCGGCGGCGTCTGCTGCACGACCCACGCGGCAGCGGCCTCGGGATCGGTATAATTGCCCGTTTCCTTCATGCGGGCGACCATCTGATCGAGGCCGGCGTCGGTAAGATTGAAGCGGGTGCGGGCGGCATCGAGCGCAGCGCGCATGCTGGTCGCCTGGCGCTCCTCGTCGCGCTCCTGGCGCTCTTTGGCGAGCGCGTCGCGCTCGGTGCTGAGTTCTTCCTTCAGCTTGTCGATCTCACCGCGAAGCGGCGCGACGAGCGGACCAAGCTGATCCTCGGGCGTGGTGATGTCCGGGAACATCTCCTTGGCCTTGGCGCGATAGGCGGCGCCAAAATCCTTGTCGGACCAAAGAGCATCGTGCAGCTTGCTCAGCCGAACGGTGCCCTCATCGACGGGCGCAGGGGTGGGTGCGTCAGCCATGGCTTACTTGCTCCGACCCGAGGCGCTGGTCCCGACATGGTCGAGACGCTTCGGCCCGTTCGACGCGGCGGCGGGCATACCCGACTTGCGCGCACCGATGTCCATGTTGCGGAACGGCACATATTCGATACCGGCGACGGTCTCGGGATTGGTCGGAACGTCGTTCTGATAGGGTCCGGGGAACTTGCCGGGCATGATGAAACTCCCTTATAGTCCGGGTGGCGGCGGTCCGGGAGGGACCGGAGCGGGTGGAGCCATGGGTCCGAGACCCGGCGGCGGTGCGCCTGCGCCGCCCGCGTTGCGGGCAAGGGCGAGAAGCGCCTGAATCTTGTCGCCCTGATCGGGCTGCGGAAGGCCCTCGGAACCGACATGCTTGGAAATGTCGCTGATCGCCTTGAGGACCGACGAATGAAGATCGGAACCCATCGGCAGGGTCGGGAGCGCTTTCTGAAGCGCTTCAAGACCGACCTTCACACCCGCGACACCCTGGACGCCGGCTCCCGGCATCGGTCCCGGAACAGTCGCAGCGCCCGTGCCGCCCGGAATGCCCGGCGGCGGTCCTGCTCCCATTCCCGGCATTGGTGTCGGTGCCAACATCGAACCCCCGTTTCACTCCCACCGATGCGCTCCGGCGCTCACAACGGACCGCCGGAGCGTACCGTTACTTGCGCTTGGAGCGCTTCGAACCGCGCTTGCGACGCATAGGAGCCTCCTTTCATTCGAGGTACCGGGGGAGAGCTCAACAGAAACCCCCCGGACAGACGCAAAATATTATGATAGATGGGGTCTTGTCAACGCTGAACGAAACTATAGGATACTATGGTATGAAAATACCCAAGCGTCACCTTGAGAAGTTCGTGCGCGAGGTTGCCGATCAGTGCTTCATTTCGCAGAATGCGCGGGCAACGCGGGGCGCGACCTACGCCAATTACTATCAGTTCGGCGCCGACGAACCCAATAACGCGGCGATCTACAACAAGATCTTCTCCTATCTCGACGATCTGGAATCGCTGCTCTACTCGCCGGTCACGCTGCGATACCGGATCAGCAATCCCGATCTCCCCAATGTCGTCGAGGAGGCCAAGGGTCGAGCCGCCGCCGCCCGCCTGCGCGCCCTGGTCCGCGCCTCGGAAACCGACACGACCATATCGACCGCGGTGCTATGGGCGCTGATCAAGGGCAAGACGCTGCTGAAGCAGACCTGGAAGCGCGGGCAGTTCCAGTCCGACGTCATCATGCCCGAGGACTTCGGCGTGCTGCGCGAGAATCATGAACGGCTCGACGAGGACATGGAGGCGTTCGGCCATTCCATGCTGATCACGCCCTACCAGTTCGACCGCATGATCTGCAACAACCCCGAGCGCGACCTGCTGCGCAAGCGGGCGCGGCGTCTCGCGGGCGAAAGCAAGATGCGCAAGGGCGGCACGATGACCGTGACGACCGGCGGTCTCTATCCCTTCCAGGCGGCCGGTGCCGGCGTACCCACCTCCCGGGGTCTGGTCGACTGGATGAGCCAGCCGATGCCGCAACTGGCGCCGCAGGTCGAGGGGCAGTTGCTGCAACTGGAGGAAATCTGGATCTGGGATGACGATCGCGGCGACTGGTCGACCTTCCAGATCATCGGCGACGACATTCTCGTCATGGGCAAGAATTACATCATGAACGCCCTCGCCTGGGACAGCGTCTCGCTGACCGAGAACAACGCGCTCAAAGGTCGGCATCCCTACACCGATTTCTGTCCCAACCGCACCGCCGACTATTTCTGGGGTCGATCGGAAATCCTCAACATCGCGCTCCTGCAGGAGTCGATCAATTCGCGGCTCAACGGCATCAACCGCATCCTGCGCAAGCAGGAAGACCCGCCCAAGAAGTTCATCGGCTCGTCGGGCGTCAACCAGCAGGCGCTGGCGCGGTTCAACAAGCCGGGCGGCTATTGGGTCGACACCAATCCGAACGCCAAGGTCGAACTTGAGGCGAACGCCGTCCCGGCCGATCTCTGGGCGTCGCTGCACGAATATGAGCGTATGTTCGACGAGATGGGCGGCCTGCCGCCACAGGCGCGCGGCGTCGCGTCAGGCGTGCGCGGTCAGGGTCATGCCGACACGATCATCCGCATGTTCTCCGCCCGCTTCAAGGACCGCGCCCTGCTGATCGAGCGTGACGTGGCGGCGGCAGGCGCGCTGATGCTCGACCTTGCCCGCGTCCATGACGACAAGAAGCTGACCGCATGGGTCGAGGCGCAGCAGGCCGGTCTGGAGGCCGCCGAGCAGAACCCGCTCATCGTGCCGCCCGCCCCGGGTCTCGCTGCGGTCAATTTCCGCATGGGCAATCTCGACGAGGACATGCGGCTCGACATCGACAGCCACAGCTCGTCGCCGGCGTTCAGCCAGGACAGCAAGAACCTCATCTTCGACCTGTTCAAGATCAAGGCGGCCAGTCCTGCCGATGTCATCGAGCATACCGATACGCCCGATCCCGAGGGGATGCTGGCGGGCCTTATCCGCCGCGAGGTCGCGGCGGCGGCAGCCGAGGAAAAGGAACTCAAGATCAAGGCCGAAGCCGCCGCCCAGCACGGACGATCGCATTAGTCGCTGGTGTCGAGCATCCGCGACACGCAATGCACCAGGCCGGCTTGTCCGAAGCTGTCGAGCTTGCCGGCCTGATAATAAGTGTAGGCCACCGATCCGTCCGGTTCGATACGACCCACGCAAACCACGGCGTGGTCATATTCGACCTCGCCACGCTCGATCCGCGCCTTGAGGACGCCGAGCATATCGGGGATGCTGCTCTCATTCGGTAGCGTCGTCTTCTCCCAGCGCCGCTCGGCGAGGCTGATCGGCTCATCGGCCATCAGAATTTCTCCGTACCCACATGCCGCAGCGCCGTCTCACCGGGCTTGCCCGGGAACACCTGCGATGGCGCGACGGCGGCCGACGCATATTGCCCCGCAAGGGCGCGCTGACCGAAGCGATTCATGCGCTTCGCCAGTTGCGAATTGGCCTTCGCGCCGCCGCCGAAGAAATTGTCGGCGGCCTCCTGCATCTTGCCGGGTAGCTTGGGAGCCATGGTCTCGCCGGGACGGATATTGTCCTTGAGATCGGTCAGCCCGTAATCCTGCATGACCTGGGATGCGGTCGCGTCGATCGCCTTGACCATCGGTTTGTCGCCGGTGATCCCGGGGAACTGACCAGCCTCGAAAATCTCCGACCGGTTCCGTTCGGCGCGGGCCGCCGTCTCGGCTTCCGTCGCCAGCTTGCACGCCTTGCGCGGACAGGGCGGATCCGGGTCGTTGAGCGACCGCACGATCCGCTGATATTCATGACCGCAGCGCAGGCATTTCAGACGAAGCTTGTAGCGATCGGGTTGCATATAGCCCTCCGTCGGCACCGTCTCATAGCCGAGATACTGTTCGTTGACCGGCATGTCAGATGCCCTCGCTGGCATCATACCAGCAGACCGGCTCGAAACCCAGCGGCACCGTACCGGGCCAGCGATACCAGCCGGTCACCTCGCGCCATTGCGTGCCCTGGAACGCCCGGGTCGTGCGCCAGTGGGCGAGAACCGGCCGCGCGCTGGTCCCATCCGACAGCCAGACCCGCCGGCCGTCACGCGGCGCCTTGTCCATGGGTAAGCCGTCCGGTTCCTCGACAGGCGTTACCGGCGGCGGAACAACGTCGCTCTCCATCTGCGCGAGCATGGCTTCCAGTTCGGCCGGTGCCACCGATGGGGTCGGAGTGGCGGGTGCGGGCTGGTACCGCGGCGGACGTCCTCGACTCATGACATTCTCCTTCAGATCAGGCCGCGGTCATCGCGCCAGGTCGGTGTACGCATTTCCATGCCGGCGAGCAGCGCCTGTCCGCGAAAGAAGCGCTCAACCATACCGTTCATCGACCGGGCATGCTTCGACGCCGTCCCGTTCTCTTCGGCGATGATGCGCTCATAGGTCGCGTTCTGCGCCATGAGTTCGGGTCGCCGCCAATTGACCCACGCCCGGTGGGCGAAGGCGCTGGCGAAAACCCGATCGTCCTTGCTGTTCGGATCGCGGCTCTCCGGTGCGCCGATCGTCGATCCGTCCTGCACGACGATCTGCATTTCCTGCAGCATGGCGATCGAGCGGATATCGATCTCGCGGGTGACATAGGCGCCGCGCATGCCGTGCATCAGTTCCTGCTTGGTACGCCAGGTCGTCTCGAAATTTAGGGCGTAGCCCGCGCCCATGCTGTCGGGTCGGGTATAGAGATACCAGCGCGCCTGGTCGAGCGCATTCTCCCAGTTCGAGTCCTTGACGTGCCGGGCGTACATGTCGGAATTGAGTTGCTGGCGCAGATGGTCCCATTCATTCATGATGATCCGCCCGCCGCCGCCGAGCTCGACGTTGACGATGCAGTCGCCATAAGCGCCGGCGAGGTGCGCCAGTGCCCACGCGGCATATTTCACCTCGGTCTGGTAGCTCGCATATTCGGCGACCTGGATCAGCTTGTCGGCGAAACAGCGATAGACCTCGATGCAGATATTGTCCTTATGCTCGTTGCGCCCATAAGCCGGGTCGCAGCCGATCACATATTTGCCGCCGCGAACCGGTTCCTCCCAGACCTTCAGTTCGATGTCGTCGGCATCGTCATCGTCGCCCAGCGGGTGCAGCATCATCTCGAAAAAGCTGTTTCCGAAATGATAGCGATAGGCGATGAACCCGTAGCTGTCCGGGTTGTCGGCGATGATCTTGATGTCCTTGGCGATCTGCCGCGTCTGGAAGAAACTGGCGCCCGACAGGATGAACGCGTCGTCCGCTGTCCATGGCTGGTTCTGCGACAGCATGTCGCTTTCCGACGACGCGCTGTTCTCGCGCCAGCGGTACCAGCACAATTGCTCGGCCGACACCTCATAACCATACAGTGCCTTGACCTTGTCGATCCGCTCGCGCTCGTCACGGGTCGGCCGTTCAAGCCCATACATCGCGAAGCGCGGATCGTCGCGCTCGATGCGGTTGGTCGCCGACGCCCACCAACCGATGAAGAAACTGTGCTGGGTATGGATATCCTGGGTGCCCTCGATCCAGCTGTCGCGCCAGATGTTGAACCCCTTCGCGGTCGACTCGTACAAGTAAAGGCGATTGGGGTTCTTCTGCGCGAAAGCTTCCTCGAAAGACTTCAGGCCGTCGGAACTACCGTACGACGCGACCTCGGTATTGCCGATCGCAAAGGACGGTGTCCGAAAGGTATGATCGGCATGATCGACGGAAATGTCCCACATGAAGGGCTCATCGAATCCCTGTTCGATCCGCTTAATGCGAATATGGACCAGTCCGTTTTCGATCCGATATTTCTGCGCTTCGTTTCGCGTATTCTGCGGGACGACCTCTAGTCCCATCAGTGCGCACAGACCTGCCGCGGCCTGACCCGACCAAGAGACCCGCCATTGCTCCTTGCACATGCGCCCGTGCAGCTCGGCCGCCGGCTGATAGCGGATAGACGCCCAGCCATAACCCAGACTCGTCGCCAGATCCCGCGCCTGGGTCGCGATGCTCGATCGGATCGTCGGTAACACGACATAGTTGAGCGGATAGCGCTTGTCGGGATCGGTGATGCCGCGAGGCGCCCCCAGCTTCTTTCCGCTGCTGCTCGTCGTATCGCTATATTTGCGCACCCGAGCCTTTGCGGTCGGAATGGTCTTGCTGCCGTCACCGCAGAGCAGACCGGTCAGCAGCCCCTCGCAAAAGTCGGTGCCCCAGGTGAACACTTCATCGGGAATGCGCTTGGTGTCGGTCGACCCGAACGTCCGCTCGATCCACCGTGCAATCGGTGTTCCGTAGACGGTCACGGCGGTCGAGAGTGTATTCGCGCGATCGTCCTGCGTCACCTTGCTCGACACGAACTCCCGTAGTGCCGCGACGGCCCGATCCGAATAATGACCTTCCGACCGGTGACGAACAAACGTGATACCACAGGGCTGTCGTTCGCCCCGGCCATATTGCCACTTGATGCAGCCTTCGGCCAGATAATAGCCGATCGCGAATCCAAATTCCTTCGTGAACCGAACAAGCGCGCCGCTGCCGAAAGCCTCCTGGCGAACCCAGCCTTCTCGCGATGTCTGCGAATGTCCGACCGCCCGCGTCTCGTCGAGGATATCACCATGATAATCGGCAGTGATCGGCCGCACCGGCATCAGCAGCCAGTCATCTTTCCGAAGATCGCGAGCCTCGACAAGACCACGCTGCGTCGGAATGGTATGCTCGTCCGTACAGTAGATCGGCGATCCGAGCCATGGCGTGATCCGATACATCGGACCCTTGTGATTATGCTGCCCCAGTACGTCGACGACGGTCGCCGGTGCCCCGGTATGCGTGAGCAACCGATCGCCGACCTTCACGTCTTCGATCGGTTTAACCCAACCATGTTCGAGGATGACCGGCGTTCCCGGTGCGACGCACAGATGAGCGAAAGCATATCCCTCACCTTCGGCCCAAGCCGTGCCTTTATCCTTGGTGCCCGCGACACGAAAGTCAAGACGACTTCCGTTGCTGAACGACATGTGATTGCGGTTGTCGCCGCTGATCTTGAAAGCATCACCGAAATAATCTTCCGGGAAGCTGTCAACATACTGCTTCAATACCTTGCGGTTCTTGTCGCGGTTCTTCTCATCCTCGGTGACCAGCGCCCCCACGATGCCGGGGTTGATCGCCAGCCAGAACAGATCGATCGCCAGGCTGACGGTGGTGACGCCGAGCTGCCGGCTCTTGAGACATTTGAACACCCGGACGCCGCGATCGAGCCCGAACGCCACTTCGCGCAGGAAGCGGGTCTGCGATTCCCATAGCTGGAGCCGCGTCCCCAGACCATCGGCGCTCGTCTCCTCTTTCGAGGATATCCGCAGATCCTTGATGAACTCCTCGAAAAGCGGGAGCCACTTGCTGGGTTTAGAGCCCACGATCCGCCCGCCATCCGGCGACCGGCGTCGCCGACTGCTGTTCATCGGTCGGTGCCGCCGCGCTCCCGATCGTCAGGATCTCGCCCAGCGCCAGCGCCCGGTCGCGTACCGCGTCGACACTGGTCGTCGCGCCGTCCAGACCCAGCCGCGCCTGGTCGATGCACCACATGCGCACCTCGACCGGCAGGGTCGACCAATTCTGCTCGGCACGCTTGGCCGCGGCACGGCTACGGCGCTCGGTCACGGCTGCTGCATCTCCGCATCGAGCAGACCCACCATCAGCAGCTGGCGGGCAAATTCGGTGTGGGTCTGGTTGCGGACCGCCGCCTGGGCGCGAAGCCGATCGTCGGTGGCCGGGGTGATGGGCACGGTCACCTTGCGCGAGCAGGCGTTGTCGCCCTTGGTCTTGTAGATACGCTTAGCCAATCCAGGTCTCCGGGTAGCGCCCCTTGATCTCGGTCGCGAACAGCCGTCCCGGAGACAGCGCGCCCTTGAGCGCGTTCCACGCCTCGGGCGGCACGCCCTGATATTCATAGGTGTCGAAGGTCCGCAGGAAGGTCAGCGTCATGACCCGCGTCTCCGGGTCGTAGCTGCCGCGATCGATATTCGTCGATGCGAACTGGAAGTCCTCAGCGGCCATGGTCGGCCCGCTGGTCGATGAGCCGCTTGAGATGTTCGGCCTCGCGCGCTGTCCAGCGATGGCGCATCAGCACCGCCTGCGCCTCGGCGAGCGGCGAGCGCTCGGGGGCACCCGCTTCACAGGCCGCCGCCTGGCGCCGCGCGCCGTCGACCAGCGATCCGAATACCGAACGCATCAATCGGGCCGGGAGACCAGACCGCACCAGCCGAGCGTGGGCGCGGTCTCGGTGCGCGACGCGGGCTCCTGCCAGCGCCAGGCCATGCAGTCGGGGCCGGCACAGCCCTGCGCGTTGGTCGGCTTGACATGATTGGGACCGCAGCATTGCCGGTTGCGGGCGTCGGCGGGGGTCATATAGCTCATGACGTGATACTATCCCATCAGGGACAGGCTTGCAAGCGTCGGTGCGTTACTTCCCGGTGATGGTCTTGGCTGGTGCGACCGGCACCCAGCCGATCGGAGCGTCGGGATCCTGAGTCTCCGCCAGCGCCGCGACATGCTCGTCACCGGTCTCGGCGCCCCGTGCGATCAGGAAACCGGTCAGCGACGGCACCTGGTCGTTCGGCCCCTCGGTGAACGTACCCACGGTCGCGATGACCGGCGCTTCACCGTCACCCTGCGGCACCAGCCGCCCGATATCCCATGTCGCCATCTCAGGTTCCCTGGAAGCCATTGGCGGTCACATAGACCGACCCCGTGACCGTCGCCGTGATCGTGACGATCTCCATCAATGTGTTCGCCGTGCCCTGCAGGGGCGTGTTGAACCGCACGGTCACTGGCTCGAGCCAGCCTGTCGTCTGGACCTTGCCGACCCACAGGACCGTGCCGCCCGCGCCGTCGCGGATGGCGATGATCGTCGCGGCGCCCAGCGCATCGGTCGAGATCGTCAGGTCGCTCAGATAGGTGCGCACGCTGGCGCCACCCGCCGCGAACATCGTGACCGCCGTGGTTGTATTGTTGAGGATGCCGCCGGCGGTGCCGGAAGTATAATAAACCCGGGCCGAGCTCAGCGACCCCTGCGTGACAAGTCCGTTGGTGTTCGCCCGCAGCCGGTCCCAGGTCGTACCGTTGAAACCGTACTGACCCACCACCGGCAGCAGGCTCGAGCCGTTGAACGCCAGTTGATAGGCCGTCGTGGTGTTGCTGGTCGCATCCGACGATGTCGAGGCGGAGGCGAAGATCCGGCTGCGCAGGCAACCGTCCGACCACAACTGCATGTCGCCGCGCTGACCGGCGGTAAGGGTGGGCGTCGCGCTGTTGTAGACGCCGCCAATCTTGACCGGATTGCCGCTGTCGGTGGCGCCCGAGGCGACATTGCCGCCGACCACGACCGGCGTCATCGACGCGATGCCCTGGACCGTCAGTACACCGGTCGCCGCGGTGCCGGCCGTCCCGGAGCCCGTGACCACCATCGGCGAGCCGCCACCGCCATAGGGAAGCCCGGTCGCCGGATCGACCAGGAACACCGGTTCGGCCACATTGCCCGCTGCGATCGAATAAACCATGCGCCCGGGATTATCATAACGGACCCACGTCCGCTAGTGCTTCGTCGCCCCATCATCGAACGCCACCGCGACAATCTCCGGGGCCGCCATCATCTGCTGCATCGCCTGCGCCACGGCGTCGCGCCGTCGCACCGCCCGCCTGATCGCATGCTTGCGCGCCGTGCGCAGCCGCAGCGCCGCCCGTCCGATCATACCCCGGGCTCCGGCGCGCGACGACCGGCACGGTGCGTGAACCAGCTGCCGTCGAGCCAATCAACGCGGATCTCGACGGTCGCGACGCCGGGGTCCACACTGCCGGGCGGGGGCGTATGGGCTGCCTCTGCCGCCCGCTGCTCCGGTTCGCGCCCGGCAAGCCGGGCGATCCGCATTCCGATCAGCCGTTGCGCCTCGAGGCGGTCGACGGCGCGCACGTCGGGTGTACTGGCATCGGCGAGCTGGGCGATGAAGTCCCACGCTTCTTTCTCATTCTCGTCACGGGTCGGCTGTGCGCCTTGCTTGCGCATCCAGTCGACGCCGGCAATGAAGGCGCGAATGCTGTCGTGCGGATGCGTGCGCTCATACTTGTGGGCCGCGTCCAGCGCAGGGTCAGGGGCGGTCATGGTCGTCTCCTTGGTCATGGTCGCAGTCATAGTATCGGATAGTATCGGGTCAATCCATAGGAAAATTCAGCACCGCGAATTCGCCGTTGAGCTCGATCGCCATTTTGTCATATGCGCGAGCTGCCGCTTCCGGTGTCATAAATCCGCCCTTGGTATGAACAATATAATCTTTTGTAATTTGCGCCCGCCATCGTCCCATATAGCGACGAACACCTTTATATTTTCCGGTCTTAATTTTGCGGTTCGCCATATTTTGAGAATGGGTGCATATACGCAAATTCTGACGACGGTTGTCCAGGCCATCGCCGTTTCGATGGTCGATTTCCATATCGTCAGGCACGTCGATCAGAAACTGGTGCAAAGCCTGACTACGTGATACGCCCGGACGCATCTCATGCTGCCATCGGGTCCGACGGGCATAGAACGCCCCGTTGGCCGTCTGATGCAAATGCCATGCATACTGACCCACGATCTCCGCATCGCCGACGTCGATAATCGCGAACTGACCTTGCGTGAGCGGAACGAACGCAACGTCGCCGACGATCAGCGGTCGATGTTCCCGTCTCGGGAGCGGATCCTGCTCGGGTGGTCCTAATTCCTGTACCGAGAGATGATATGGATTAAAACATAATTTATGATCGCATGTCCGCCTTATATAAACTCGATCCGCTATCGCACCGAACTTATATTCCCATGCGATGCGGTGAACGACGACCTTGCCGTGCGTTCCTACCCCTTTGCTGTTAGTAGCGCCGCGCCATAGCAGGCATGCATCCTCCGATGTATGCCTGTCGATCATCTCGTAAATTATGGATTTTGGAATGCGGTTTGTCATGACGTCCTTTTACCGCAACGTAACGCTAACGTCCAATCATATTTTTCCCCATGTGGGGGTGCGGTGCGACGTCGCCGAACGCGAGCGGGGGGAACCCAACGCGCCCGAGCCCGGGGAATCCAAAATGCGAGGGGAGCCCCGGCCGTTGCGCGGGGGACGGGCCGCGGCGGGGATGCTCGAGGTGGACCGGCGGGCGGGGTCAGGAGGGGGAAGCCCGCCGGTCCGTCGAGTACGCCGAGCCAGGGGGGAGCATCCGACTCGGTAGAGCTACCCTAGCGGGCGCACCTGGTATGTCAAGCACGTTATAGGATGGGATGCTTTAGACCCTCCCCTAACGCAACGGCCCGGATCCGATCGATCGCGTTGCGTATAAGTTAGCTATTGCATTGTGCAACCGTTGCGCTATGTAAGGGACATCAACGCAACGGAGTGAGTCGTTATGGTCGATCCCTTCCCCATCTTCATCGTCGTCGCGGCTGTCGCATGTGCGCTTATGCTCGACGGACTTCTCCGCCGCTGATTATCGCGCGGTGGGAGAGCGGCCCCACCGCGCATCATCGTCGGCACCGTCACGGTTCGCCGCACATAATTATAGGAGTTATAAACATGACCGCCGACCCCTATGGTTATTATGCTCGCAAGGCGCAGCGCGAAGCTGATATTCGAGCGAGCGCACCCTATCGGATCGATGATCAATCAGAAATAATCTCGGACTATGACGCCTTAGTCGAGCGCCTTAGCAGCGTCTCGCTTGCCCTCGACTGCGAGCGTCGCAGGGATGGTCGCTTCGCAATCTATGATCCAGCGTTCGGCTATCTGTGCGGCTATGTCAGCACCGTCACGTATAATCACGTATAATTATGGGAGTTATAAATATGTCCAACTATTATGAATTCCGCCGCGATACGCTCCGTGCGATCAATGGTATCGGTCAATATATAACCGAACATGGCGCGAGGGGTCGCATCCCCCGCGAATCCATCAAGCGTTTTGACGGCAAGAATATGATGACCGATGAACGCTTATGCTGTCTCGCCTTGGCCGGACCCACGGGCGAGGGTCGGATTATCGCCGAAGTTTCGATGGGCTATTTCATCGATCATCATATCATCGGCATAGCCGTTTTTCACTGCGATCCTGAACATATCGACAGGGACCACGATGCGTCAGTCTGTTGCTCGACACCTTACGAAGCGGCAACCGCCCTGCGCCAGCTGAACGGGGAATCCGCATGATCGCCGCCCCCACTCTCTGGCGCTCCGGTGCCGCGCTCCGGCCCGGCGACGTGGTGCGCCTCGACGGCTCGCCCGTGCTGCTGCTCGAGCTCGAACCCTATAGTGGTCCGCTGGCGACCCTCAACGGCGGCGCGCGGCTCGCCCGCGTCCTGCCGGGTCGCCCCGTCCTTATCGAAAATATGGGCCGCTACGCCCAATATATGGAAGGCTGAAGTCATGCTCAAAGTCACCATCGAAGAATTGCGCGCTCTCAACCCCTGCGACCTCGATGCGCGCCTTGCGCTGTTCGGTCGCCGCAAGGCGCTGACCGTCACACAAGCCGTCGAGGCCGGCGCCACCGTCGAGGATATCCTGTGGGTCGCCGGTCGCCTTGGTCACAAGGAACGCTGTGTCCGCTTCGCGGTCGCCTGTGCGCGCCGCGTGGCGCACCTCAACCCCGATCCCCGCGTCAAGACGGCCCTCGACGCCACCGATGCATGGCTCGCCGATCCCACGCCTGAGAACGCCAAGGCGGCGGCGGAGGCGGCGGCGGAGGCGACGGATGCGGCGTGGGTGGCGGTGTGGGCGGCGGATGCGGCGGATGCGGCGGCGAGTGTGGCGGCGGCGGCGCGGGCGGCGGCGGAGGCGGCGGCGGATGCGGCGGCGGAGGCGGCGGCGGATGCGGCGCCGCGGGCGGCGGATGCGGCGGCGTGGGTGGCGGTGTGGGCGGCGTGGGCGGCGCGGGCGGAAGAAAAAGCCGCCCAGGTCGCCCTGTTGCTCGAGATATTCGCATGA